TAATAATATTATCCAGATTAATCGCTCACACTTTGCCCAGACAAGGGCAAAGAAACATTATCCGAGTTGAACCATGTCACTTAGTGTTACTGCATTACAGAGGCGGTCATCCGGTACCTCGAGCAGCGTCTTTATACGACGGCGGCTTATGTATATACACTAACATATACATAAACGTAGGGAATACTATCCCTTCATTTTGCTTATTCTTTATCTTCAAACATCTAAACCGCAAGCATTTGCGATCTTCGTCCTGTTAAGGATAGTAGATGAGTGCTCACTTCAGCGGTGAGTCTTCCGTCCCCGTTATTATCCGGTTGTCACTAGGCACCCGTGCTAAGCCGGTGCGAGCCAATCCTGAATTACTTTTTTAAAATGTGGGAGCCATGAACGCGGACCGAGATTTGTCCATTGTAGTAGTCTGTAGATTCAAGTACTTTGCGGTCGAATTGTTCACGGGCCTCAATGTAACTACATTCACTTTTACTTTTGCAGTAATATAATATCTCTCTTTTGAAATTTTCTTTGCCTATTTTTGCTATATCTGCTGTTAACTCTAGACTGGACCCGTAATATTCCTGCCAGTCAGATTCGATTTTGCTTCGAATTTTCTTCTTTTTCTTTGTGCCATTCTTTAATGTTACAGTCTTATATGTGGTCTTCGCAAACTTTGCGAGTTTCTTTCCTATATATTTTCTGCCATTTGTCAAATTTGTAATCAAATAGACAAACCCCGCGCAATCATCGGGAAGTTCGTTTACTATTTGATCCTGGTACGTCCACATTCTGTTTTACTGGTTTTGGTTTTTTCTCACCAGGTGGCCTACCTAACGGAGCCGGAGATATAATATGTTGTGTCTCTTCGGCCAGTTTTGACAAACGAATCATTTCATATTGTATGGAACGCATTCTTCTCATATGTCTACGTAATAAACCACCAGGGTTATTTCTTATCTTTTTAAAAGACAAGAACGTTGTATGGTAGTTATGCAATTCAATCATTAGGCCTAAAAATTCTGAGTATAATTTCTTATACTGTTCCAATTCTTCATTCACTTGTGGAGTATGAGGTGAAACCATTTTCTTTTACTACCCTAAGTACATTGTTAACACGACCTACCAACTCGTCCTTGTGGGAGATTAGGTAAATGTTCTTGTTTCGTTCGCGAGCCATTTTCTTTAATACTGCCAGTGCACTTTCTACACCAGCACTATCCATACCAGCATCAACTAATTCATCAATAAACAGCAAGTTAATACTTTGATACAGGCCTTCCCATACATCACGGAATGCAAAACTCATACTCAAAATCAATCGATTACGTTCACCACGTGACAAATTATCAAAGTCTAAGTCTTGTCCCAACTGTGTAATCTCTACATTCAAATCGTTTTGGAATATAACACGATGTGGTAGACCCAACTTGTCAATATAGTAGCCCAGTCGCTTGTTCAAGTAACTTAAATTCTGATCAATAATCTTTTTACGGACAAAACTATCTTTGTTAGTCAACAGTTTCAACAAGAATTCTTGATGATCCTTAAGACTTGTTAGATTATTAATTGTGTCCCAAATGATTTCTTGTATTGCAGACTTTTTAAGTTCGTCAACTTGTTCAGCATATGGGTTTACATCATCTGCTCTCTCAGTTAACTTGCGTTCTAAACTGTCTAAATTATTTTTGTGTCCCAGTGCTTCTGCTTCTGTGTCGTAGAATGTTATGGGTCTGCGAGGTTGATCACCTGTACCCAGTTCTTCTACAACTTTAAGATAATCTCCACTGACTTTATCAAAGTAAGTTAATGCATCAGCCAAGTGTTGATTGGCAGTTGCAGTCATTTCTTCGTGTTTATGATCGTGCAGTTCCTGTTCACAAGCGTGACAAGTCTTATTACCTAAACTGGCCAGTTCCTTTTGATACTTCTTAACAGTTTTGTCAGCCTGACTAACTGCGGACTCTAGCGTAGATTTTTGTTTATTAAGATTATTAATCTTAGTATTGTTTTCTTCCCACACCTTTAACTGAGCGTGTGCTGCCAATTCTTGTTCAATGTCAACTGTAACTAGGGTTTGTATACTGTTTACAAGTGACGTCAAGTCAGTTTCCTTCTTGCTTTCCCACGCTTTACTCTTTAATTCAAGTGAATTAATGCTGATTTGAATGTTATCATTGGCACGTTTGGTAGCATCGATCCTAGCAGTTTCTTCTACAATACTATCTTTTGTAGTTTTAACAGATGCTTTTAGTATCTCTGCCTTTTCACTCAGCAATGTAATACCCAGCAGTTGCTCGATAACTTCACGCTGATCAGCAGCCCGCATACTTAGGAACGGCTCGGTATAAGTGTTTAATGCCACAAGATGTTTGAACATTGTATGTGACATTTCCAACATCTGTTCAATGGCCTTTTGTGTTTCACGGCTATCTCCCTGACTGTCGTCCTCCGAATCTTCAGTTTTTAGTTGGTTATCGTTTACAAACAGTTTAAGTACATTGGGTTTACGCCCGCGCTCAATACGATATTTGTTACCATTCTTTTCAAACTCCACTGTGACTAACATATTTTTACCGTTAGTCTTGTTAATCAAGTTTTCTTTCTTGATATTAGTCAGTGCTTGTCCATACAATGCATAACTTAGTGCATTGATAATTGTAGTTTTACCTGTTCCATTACGTGATCCAGTATCGTCGCCACCTAAATCCAAGTTGGCGCCCAGTACTAAAGTTAGTTGTTCTTGTTTAAAATCCACGGCTTGGGTTTGCGCACCCACGCTCATAAAATTCTTTACGGTTAAATTATTGATATCAAACATCTTATAGGTCGTTGTAAATTTGTAAAAGTGTGTTTTTGTCAAATTGGCCATTCTCTAAGTTAACTAAACTGTCAGTGACAATTTGATCAACGCTTTCAAATAGGCTGTCGGGGTTTTCATCTACAGTACCATCCAAGTTAACTTTATCTTGGATTAGACTAATCTCTCTAATATCATAGTCTTGCACAAACTTTTCTTTTAGGAAGTTGGCTTCTTCAAAGGTAATATCAATGTCCAGATTTACCTTTAAGTGCATCTTACCCTTCATAATATTGTCTGTATCATCGAGTAGTTGGCTTAATTTAAGTGTACGGAACTTGGGACAGTTGGGCCAATTAACAAATTGTGGCTCGCCTCCCCATTCTAAAATCATCATACCACGGTCATCGTCCCACGAATCTGCAAAATTATGCGGGAAGGCATTGCCAATATACCAAATTCGTTCTTTGTTTTGACGTTTGTGGAAGTGTCCACTAAACACATAGTCCTGATGTACAAAGTGTCCCGGGCTTAGTTCGCCGTGATCGGGCATTTGCACCATAGCATTCATATAGAATAAGGGCAATTCAAAATGCCCAAACATATATTTGCTTTTGATTTTACCTAAATTCTTCCATTCCTCGCCCACTAGCCAAGGTACAAGGGTGACATCATCAAGTGTTGTAACACTATCTACGATTGTGACACCTGGAATGTGCCGACCAAAGGCACTGGAATGAATGTCACGCTTGTCTTTGTAGAACAGATCGTGGTTACCTGGGAACCAAAAGAACTGTTCAAATGCTGCGCCTAATTTTTCTAATAGGCTAATTGATGTATTGAGGGTGAATAAGTTGAGACTATTTCTATTGTGCGACCAGTCGCCCATAAAAATACAAGTTTCGCAATTGGCTTTTTTAGCCTCGCTGATAAACCAGTCTACAAATTCTTCACAATCTCTTAAATGTGTTGTTGAATTGGATTTAAGTCCAACGTGAAGGTCGGTAAAAACCGCTACCTTTTTAAATAGGCTCATTAATAAATTCTCCTATTTTAAGTATAGCGGTCTGTATTACAGAAGTCAAATTAAATATCTTCGTTTTCTATTTCTTCTTCTTCAGATACTGTTTCGCTCTTAGGTCTACGCATATTTTTATATAGTTCTGCCTGTCGAGCAATTTCTTCTGCGTACCCTTGACTGTTTTGACGAGTTAAACTTGGAGTCAAGCCTGCTTCTTCTAACAAGTCATCACGGATATTTTGACTCTTTTTCTCAATATTAAGAATACGAGTAAAGGAGTTGGTCACTGCCGCTGTGTAATATGCAAATGGATTTTCTGATTTGGATTCATCAAACTGTAATCCAATGTGGCTTAGTTGTAGGATAGCCTGTCCTTTCATTTCATCAACATAAGTATAACCGCGCCAGTTACTACGTTGGGCATATCGTTCACTTAGTTTGATAAACATCTTGCCAAGATTTTCTGTAATGCGTCCGTGATCCTTGCTAAAGTGCCCTTTGTCTACTGAACCTTTCCAATGACTCTTGCCCACGCATATCAATTCGTCCTGATCATTAAACTTCCAATGTTGGAAAGGAGGAAAGTTTACTTTGTCGTGACTGTCGGCAGTATTTTTAACAGTTTTCTTACGCCCTGGAGCAAGTGGTATATGGTCAAATGTCATAATACGGATCACTATATCCGTTTTGGCAATTGTTTTATAGTCTGCTGTACATTCTGCAAGTTTGATTTTCTTGTCACCACTTGCTCTTGCTGCTGCAAATGCCAGTAGGCCTAATCTTTTGGCTTGAGCCCTTTTAGCATCTGCTATTGTTCTAATGTTAATCTTATCTAAACTGGATAAAATAATATCGTGTTGTTGATATTCTGGCTGAGTAAAACTTGAGAATGAACATTTGCTACGATGTATTTCTGCTAACAAGTCTTTATTGTTTAAGTATTTTACCTTTCTACCAGATGGTGCGATGGATATTGTAGTCATATTGTTGTTTTTATTTTCCCTATGTCTTTAAGTATAGCACAGAATTGGCAAGTGTCAACCAAATCTTATTATCTTAGCACATTATTTATAGGTTAAATAGTGTATCAAGGAATAATTATTTATGGCTCTCAAACCCAGTGCATATCAAGAATATATTGCCAAACAATATGAAAACGCTCCAGTAGTGGGTGCATATGCGGACAATTTTGCCAATTCAGTATTGGGAGATGCAGCAGCGTTGAATTTTTCGCAATCTGCTAGTACTAATAATAGTATTGTGGGCGGTGGGGGAACCGCTGATGGGAAAGTATCCGCAGGGGCCAATCCCGCAAAAAATCTCGATACTAATTTTATAATATCAAATCGAAAAAAAGATTTACGAGTTAGAATAAAAGTTCCAACGTCTTATCAACATTCTGATACCAATGCTGGTAAGGCACAACGGGGAATTATATTTCCTTATACACCACAAATTAGCATTGAATACAAGGCTGAATATTCTTCTCAAAATCCCTTGCACAGTAATTATACATTTAATTTTTACAAAAACAGTTCAATCAGTGATATTGGTATCCAAGGTGTTTTTACAGTACAGAACGATCGAGATGCATTGGCATTGCTATCCACCATACATTTATTACGGGCTTTGACTAAAGGAAGATTTGGTTTTAGTGATGAATTGAGAGGTGCTCCGCCGCCAATTTGCAGATTATTAGCTTATGGTGATTATATGTTGGATAATGTTCCTGTTTCTATTGCAAGTTTCAGGCATGATTTACCAACTGATGTGGATTACTACCCCTTATCAAAAAATGCTCAAGATAATGTTTTTGGTGAGGCTTTAGTTCCTATCAAAAGCACTATCATTGTAAATTGTAAAATAATGTATAGTAGGGAAGAGATGCTTAGTGCCACCGTTCCCAAATGGTTCGGCGGCGAAACCCGCAAACGAGGTCTTCTATAATGGCTCAATACAGTTCAAAAAGTCCATATTATTCCACATCAGCAGGTCTAGGATATCTTGATGTTATAAATTATCGACCTGTGCCTACTTCAACTGATGATATACTATACACAATTCCTAAAATTTATGAATTTAGACCCGACTTATTGGCCTATCACCTATACAATGATGTTGAATTATGGTGGGTATTTTCGGCCAGGAATCCAACAATACTACAAGATCCTGTATTTGATATGATTGTGGGCGTTCAGATTTACTTGCCTCAGTTGACACTAATGAAAACAAGTTTAGGAATATAAGATGGCTGGTCCTAATTTATCCGTAAGTACCGATTCATCTGGTAAGATACATTATTATAATACTCCACCAGGTACTTCAACACCTCTCGAAATATCCAAAATGTCTTATGACGCAGCACAACAAGCAGTTGCCAACACCAATTTGAATAAAAGGGATAGTGTCCAGCAGCGCCAACTTCTTGCAAAAACTTTGCCACAGGGTCCTGAAGAACAAAAAAGAATTGAAGATGAAAAGGCTGCACAGGCACTTGCAATTGGTAATAGAGACAAGTTTTTACAAGAAAATTCGGCACCATCGGGAGCTGGCCCAGCTAAACTTGGCACAAATGTATTGAACAAATATAGATCATTTAATTATAATTTTACAATTGCATCTCTAACTTTTGATCAATTTAATAATTTTGCAAATTACAAAATTGAAAACACTGACGATTTAAAATATGTAGTGTTGTCTTCCAAAGGAAAAAATAGGCCCGAAGCAAACAATGTAGTTCAAGACTCTGAAAATAAGGTGCTTAATGCGCCAACAAGTGCAGATATAACTGCTTTTGATGCAGTCTTACAATCACAAAGAGCTGCCCAAGCAGCCGCTATTGCAGATAACAACCCCAAGTTGGCCAAAGCCATTGGTGAATCTATTAATCAAATTGTAATAGATCAATCAAAAGCAGTATACGCAGCCCAACAGGCCGTAGAAAAAGAAACTGGGACGTCTTATGTACCTGTTACCACTAGTGAAGTCATACAGGAATATAATAAAAATAGTTCTGGCAGATTTGATATGTTCATTGACGATGTTGAAATCAAAGCAGTAATTGCTAGTAATCAACAAACTACCACTGCCATTGGTTACGAAATTAATTTTACTGTTATTGAGCCCTATAGTTCATTTGGTTTTTTTGAGGCGTTACAGGCATCGGCCCTAGCGGCGGGTTATTACAGTTATTTAGATTGCAACTTTGTGTTAGCAGTAGATTTTATAGGATATAAAGATGATGATACGGGAGGTAAACCTGTACCAATTATAGATCCTTCAGTCAATCAACCAGCAATTCGGTTTTTTCCTATTACTATTTTTGACGTACAAACAACAATTACTCACGAGGGAACCAAATATATTTGCAAATCAGTTCCCAGCGCATATGGTGCAATTACTGAGGAGGAAACTGCTAAAACATCTATGAGCCCAGAGGGCAGTAACGTTAAGGCACAATTAACAGATTTAATGCAAAAAATGACCCTAGCGGCCAAAAACGCTGCTATACAAATTGGTAATCCAAATTGGGATACTTATAAAGTAGAATTTCCAACTATTGCAGAAAATGGTACAGTTTCTGAAAATGTTGACAATGAAATTGCAGCCTATGAATTTGACCCCACATTTAGTACTGATAGCATGAAACCACAGGAAATTGAACAACTGGCTGCAACAGACCCTCGTCGCCTGTTTGTTTCACCATCTGATCCATCAATTCCCACTAAAGAAAAAATTGAAGCTATAATTTTTAAAAGCAAATATATAACCGATTTAATTAAAGCATCATACGATGGAGGAAACATTGACAGTTTTGTCAATGCCGCCCGCCAAGCCAAACTGTTTAGAGTAGTATTGAAAAAAACAGTGGATAAGGATAAAATAAATTGGTTAACTGGACGTCATTCAGTCATTTGGACTTATCAAGTTATTCCTACTCGAACTGCTTACCATAGAGTACCAGGCCAATATAATAATATTACAAGTATAGATGATATTAAACCACTTGTATTAACAAAATACGATTATATCTATACAGGTTTGAATACTGATGTATTAGATTTTAAAATTAATCTTAATTTTGCATATTATTCTGTAATAAATCCAACACTTGGCGCTGATCAACAACCTGGTTCTCAGCAGGGCGATGCTGCAACTGGCAACACTAATCCAAAATTACCTTTTAGCAAAGCTCCAACTAAAGCTGGCCTTCGTGCAATTCCATTTGCACCCTGGAGAAGCCCGCCATATGTATTGGAGGAAAATCCAAAAGCAGCGCCCACACCAGGTGATGCTATACTAGCAAACGTGAATATATTTCATCAAAATTTAATGGATTCGCCTACATCATTAGTTGAGGGAGAAATAACTATTTTAGGAGATCCTTATTTTCTTATTAGTGGGGGATCTAATAATTACATATTGCCCAATAGTATACAAGGACAATATGCAGGCAACGGCGAAGCCGCAGCACTAGCTGGCGATGTGTATGTTCAATTGAATTTTTACAATCCTGGGGATATTGGGGCTAAGGGAGTAATTGATAAACAACTGACTGGTTTTAGTGGTATATTTCAAATCATTGAAGTAAACAACGTATTTAAAAACGGAGCATTTACTCAAGTACTACAATATGTTCGTGTACCTACTCCAATTGACGACTACATCAAATCTGGATCTAAAGTTGGCCTAAGTAGTACTGTTGCTCCGTTAAATGTACGTGGAGATGATTCATCTCCGCCTGCTGCACATCCAGCAACCTCATCAGATGGTGTTGTAATCACGCCTACTTCCTCTGAGAATAAACCACCTCAGGCACCACAAGATAAAACAGCATTATATCAAGGATTTACAGCAGGCGGCAATCCAATATCTAAAGCAACTATTGATTATGCTAATTTGGCAGCTGGCCTTAAAAATCCATTTGCTCAAGTGCAAGCAGCCGTAACAGATTTACAAACAACAGTCAATTCTGCAGGAAATCAAATAACTGGTGCAATACGTTCTGCAGAAAATCAAGTAACGGGCGCAATTTCCGCCAAGGTGGCTACAGTTACTGGCCCGTTATCTAATATTATACAAAAAGGTTAAAGGTAATCAAATATGGCAATTGGAAAAATTCCTTCTAGTTTAATAGCAGGCAGTCCAACTAGTAAACAAAGTACTGGACCATATCTTGCAGAAGTGGTCAATGTAATTGACAACACACATATGGGAAGCCTCGAAGTAGTATTGCTCCGAGGCACAACACCTGATATCAATGATCCTGGTGCAAGAATTGTAGCACACTACTTGAGTCCTTTTTACGGTTCAACATCTGTAAGATATGAAGGCAATAATGCCAAAGATTATAATGATGTTCAGAAGAGTTATGGTATGTGGTTTGTGCCGCCAGATGTTGGCACAACCGTTATGGTTATATTTGTTGCAAACAACTACAATCAATGTTATTGGATAGGTTGCGTGCCTGATCGAAATCAAAATCATATGGTACCAGGCATTGCTGCATCTGAACTTACCAATATGACATCAGAGCAGGTCAACAAATACGGCACAAAAATTTTACCAGTTGCGGAATATAACAAGAAAACGGAAAAACTTAAAAATACAGATGTTGATAAAATTCTTAGACCAATTCATCCATTTGCAGATAGATTATTGGCACAGGGCCTGTTACTAGATAACATTCGTGGTGTTACATCAAGTAGCGCTCGTCGACCTATACCAAAAGATGTTTTTTATGCAAATTCAGCATTCGGTATTAGCACACCTGGCCCAGTTGATCTAAATGGCAGAAAAGGAATTGTTGGATCTGGCAAGGGTAGGGAGATACCAATTAGTAGATTGGGTGGTAGCACATTTGTCATGGATGACGGTGATGAAAACGGTAATAACGAATTAGTTAGAATAAGAACTAGAACTGGCCATCAAATTTTATTACATAATAGTCAAGATTTAATCTATATCGCCAACGCGGCCGGCACTGCCTGGTTAGAAATGACTAGCAGTGGGAAAATTGACATATATGCGGCTGATAGTGTTAGTATACATAGTGAAGCAGATTTTAATTTTCGCGCCGAACGAGATATTAATTTAGAAGCCGGTAGGAACATTAATATTGCTGCTGGCGGTGACTGGCAAGTTGACGTCACTAATAATTTTATTGTAAATGCCGGTCGAGACGGCACACTAACATTTAGTGGTGACACTGATATACATTCAGAAGGCACTTTAATAATGGATTCGGCTAGTCCTGTTCATTTGTCAGGTACTAGTTTATATATAACATCTCAACAAGATTTAAATTTGGTAGCAGGAACTACAATGTATCAAACTGCGTCAACTGACATCAATGTGCTTGCTACTGAAAACATTATTCAAAATGCAGTAATTATAAGTGTTAATTCTGCTCCAGGCACTGAGGGTACCAAAGCCTCTTCTGCTGCTATTGCTTCTGCAATACCTACACAAGAATTGCCAGGAACATCTGTGGACTATCCTTGGACTAACAGTAATTTTTACAAGGGTAAAAATATTGATTCTATAATGAATCGTGTACCAATGCACGAGCCTTGGAGCCAGCATGAAAATATTAACCCTGTTCAGTTTAGTGCTGCTGCAACTGATGTGACCAATCGTAGTGGATTTGGTACAACTTCTAGACCGGGCGTCGCATCATCTATAGATTACTCAAAAGCGCCCAATGTTCAAGGTAATCCACCAACGTCAACTGGAGATACCAAAATTGATAATTTGTCAGCATTTTTGTGGATGATTCGTAGTTGTGAAGGCACTAGTGGCCCACTAGGATATAGGACAATGTGGACTGGGGCAACTTTTGATCCTGAAAGTCCGACATATGTATCAACAAACAAATATGATAAATCTTTTGATGGACAACCTAACAAGGCATATCAATGGAAAGATCATCCAAACCTTCCTATAGTTGCACCAATTAGTGGTAAGCCAGTCATATCAACTGCCGCAGGTGCGTATGCGTTCTTATATTCAACTTGGAAAGAATGCCAAGCAGCATTAAATCTCCCAGACTTCACCCCATTGAGTCAAGACAAAGCCTGTTTATATTTGCTGAAGCGTCGCCGTGCAATTGATGATATTGAAACTGGAAATTTTACGAGTGCTGTCAATAAATGTAATAGAATATGGGCAAGTTTACCAGGTAGTCCGTATAATCAGCATCCAAAAGATATTGGAACAGCATTAGCGTTATATAAACAGGCCGGCGGAATCGCGCTTGCATAACCTAATAAATACATTATGGCATACAAATCAATCGAAATTACCAACGCCCGTGCAGTATACAAACAACCTCCTAAAACTGGTCATTTTTATGTAGGTTTTAGCAGTGTGGATATCGCCAACACCAATTCCAAATTATATGATTTAGATTTGATCAAACAAGATCTAATCAATCAATTTAATACTCGCAAGGGCGAACGATTAATGAATCCTGCATTTGGTTCAATAATTTGGGATATTATAATGGAGCCGTTAACTGACGAGATTCATGATATTATTGAACAAGACCTAACGACAATTTGTAATAGTGATCCTAGAATAGTCCCAACCCTAATCAAAGTTACTGATTTCACTGCTGGATTTTTAATTGAATTAACCATACAACTAGTTGGAAGCGATCAATCCACAAATATGTCATTGACTTTTGATCAGCAAGTTGGCCTTTCAGTACAATAATGTACACGGTTTATAGCCGTAATAAATACGGTATAGATAAAATAATATGACTATTCCAGCAACAAATTCAAAACTACTTATAACTCAAGACTGGGTAAAAATTTATCAGTCTTTCCCTTACGCAGAACTTCAGAGTTATGACTTTAATACAATTCGTCGTGTATTAATTTCTTATCTAAAAGAAAACTATCGCGAAGATTTCAATGACTTTATTGAAAGTAGTGAGTATATTGCACTAGTTGAATTGATTGCATACATTGGACAGAATTTAAGTTTCCGTATTGATTTAAATGCCCGTGAAAATTTTATATCAACTGCACAACGTCGTGATAGCATACTAAATCTAGCAAACTTAATTAGTTACAAACCCAAGAGAAATATACCAGCTAGTGGTTTATTAAAGGTATCCTCTATTTCAACTACTGCTAATGTATTTGATTCCACAGGTGTTAACTTATCTAATACCACTATTTCTTGGAATGATGCTACAAATCCCAATTGGTATCAACAATTTTTATCAATTATCAATTCTGCAATGCCAGGCGGTATGACCTATGGAACACCGTCAGCATCTGCGGTTATTGGCGGCATTGTTACTCAGCAGTATGTTGTTAACAGTTCTAATACAGACGTTCCAATTTACAGTTTTTCAAAGAATATTAATGGAACCAGTATGAACTTTGAAATAGTTCCTGCTACGTTCCAGGGACAAAATTATGTCTATGAAGATACGCCAATTCCTGGCACTAATTTTAAAATGCTGTATCAGGATGATAATCAAGGTGCAGGCAGTGCTAACACTGGATTTTTTGCGTTATTCAAACAGGGGTCAATGTCGGCCAGCGGATTTAACATAACCAATCCTGTACCTAACGAAGTTGTTGGCATCAATGTTGACGGTATTAATAACACTGATACTTGGTTGTGGCAGTTGTCTTCTAATTTTAGATATACTTCTCTATGGTCTCAAGCACCAAGTATTGCTGGAAATAATGTTATCTATAATAGTTTAAATCAAAATTTGCGTAATGTATATAGTGTTACTACACGGGCCAATGATCAAGTTGATTTAAACTTTGCAGATGGTAGTTTTGGTAATTTGCCCAATGGTAGGTTCCAGTTTTTCTATCGCCAAAGTAATGGATTAACTTATACCATTAAACCCAATCAAATGGCCAGTGTAGTTGTATCTATACCATATGTTGACAAATCTGGATTGAATCAATCTTTAACATTAATATTAAGTTTAGAATATACCGTCAGTAATAGTGCTGGCACCGAATCAATTGCCAGCATTAGACAAAATGCACCTCAGCAATATTATACGCAAAATCGTATGATTACCGCTGAAGATTATAATATTGCTCCGCTAACTTATACCAGTAACGTGGTTAAAATTAAAAGTGTTAATAGAATCAGTAGCGGTATTAGCAAATATTTTGATTTAAGTGATGTCAGCGGAAAATATTCTAGTACAAACATTTTTTGTGACGATGGTATTTTAGCAAAGAATACAACTACACACGGATTTACATTTAGATTTAATACAATAAATGATATTTGGGCCGCAGTTAAAACTAAATTAGAACCATATATTAGCAGTCCTGAATTAAAATCATACTATTTGGATATTTTTAGAAAATACGCCCCAGTTACATCTGATTTAAATTTTATTTGGACAACTGTTAAAACTATTTCTAGCCAAAGTCAAGGATATTTTGTTAACCTAGCTGGCGCGCCAAGTGCAGTGGGGACAGAATATTCTTCATTGCCTAATTCTTTATATTATATTGGCCCTGGGACATTAATCAAATTTACTGCTCCAAAAACAGTAAACGGAGCAACTCAGTACTTCTTACCAGACGGTACTATTACTACAGTCCCTGCATATAATACTATAAGTTATATTTGGTCCACTGTCCAACAGGTAATTGGTTCTGGTTCTAATAACGGCCTTGGGGCATTAAACGACGGCTCTGGCCCCATTGTACTCACCAATTCAGTTCCTAATGGCGCAGTACCTGTAGAAATTATTCCACCTTTTAGCAACATTTTAAATTATAATTTTGAATCTAGCATAGTTAACCTATGTGCTAATCAACAGACTTTTGGGCTGAGATTTGATTCAACACTACGTTCTTGGATTATAATTCAAAATTCAAATCTTAATAGTCAAGCAGTTGCTGGTAATATTTTTACCTACGAGGGCGACGGTACAAATAAACAATTAGACGCCAGTTGGTTAGTATTGTTTACGTGGGAACCATCAAATCAATCCTATTCTGTATCTGTGAAAAATACTCAATATATTTTTCAAAGTGCCAATGAGACTGGATTTTATGTAGACACTTCCAATACAAATTTTGATTATGTTAACAATGTGGTAGTCAAAGATAAAATTACGGTATTATCAGTAAATTCAAACCCTAGTAGTTTGTATCCTAATAATGGGCCTATGGGCATTGACTACACTTGGCAAATTGATTCTGCTGATGTTGAAGCAGATGGGTATGTGGATCCTTCCATTGTGTTTGTGAGCCCTTATAATCATTTGGATAGTAGTAAGTTTAGCCAAATTGCTCATCCAGATGCATTTAATAATATTGTTGGCACTGGCAGTACTGTTGTTATTAACGGTAATACATATCCAGGCCGCAGTGGATTAAAATTCCAATATCAACACAATCCAAGTAAAGAAGTTAGAATTGATCCTGCCAAGAGCAATATTATTGATGTTTATATGTTAACAACAGATTATGATAATGCATTTAGAACTTGGCTACTAACTGGGGTTGGATCTAAACCAATACCACCAACTAGTTTTGCTCTTGAAAGTAATTACGCAGCAGATTTGGAACCTATCAAAGCAGTAAGTGATCAAATTATATATCAACCTGCTCAGTATAAAATTTTATTTGGCCCCACTGCTGACAAGAATTTACAAGCAACTTTTAAAGCAGTTGTAAGTAACAACACCATTTTAAGTAACACTGATATTACCAATCAAATATTAAACGGTATTAATAATTTCTTTATATTGAGTAATTGGGATTTTGGAAAAAGTTTCTATTTTAGCGAGCTGTCAACATACATAATGAATTTACTAACGCCCAATATTACTAACTTTGTAATTGTTCCAGCCAGCAGTGGATTTGGTAATTTGTACGAAGTAACTTGCCAAAGCAATGAAATTTTCATAAGTGGTGCTACGGCAGATAACATACAAGTTATTTCTGCTGCAACTGCCGCACAATTAAATATTAGTGCTGGAAAATAATAATGTCAACTGCTACAATTCAAACAGTAAATTTACTACCCTCATATCTTCAAACTAGTAAAAACTCTAAGTTTTTAGCAAGTACGATTGATCAATTGATTCAACCTCCACAATTGGAGAAATTGAATTCTTATATTGGATACGAGCCGCCTGTAATATCTGTTGTTACTACTCAAACTGTTACGACTTCTTCGTATGAATTAGTTGCATTGCTTAAACCAGCAGATATTGCTGGAACTTATTTTTCAACAGAATTAGTTGCACCTAGAAAAGAGGGGCAATTTTCACAAATTGCACAATTTAATGCTGACGATGCTTTCCAAGGACCATATAATTTGGGGTTTGATTGGAATATGTTTGGTACAATATATAATCAAGTATATATTGGTACTAACGGGTATTTGACATTTGGAGGTGGCGACGTAAAGTATACACCTTTAACAGTTGGAGCACTAAAGTATCCTGCTATATATGTAGAATATACTGATTTATGGGAAGGTTACGGTCCGTCTGGTCAGCCATTATCGACTGGCGAAACTCCAGGAATTAGGTATGCTACTGGGTCTATTGGAAATTTTAAATATTTTAGAATGCGTTTTCAAGGATCGCATTATATCCAGAGAAATCAAACTCCCGTTATTCCTGCATATGATTACGAATGTACATTGTACTCTGACGGTGTTAACCAATATGTAGAAAACATTTACGAGATGATCCCAAGTACTGTTCACGGATTGGGCACTAATGATATTGGGGCAGTGTTTGGAATTGCTAACCCACAAAACAGCATACCACCCACTACTCCTCTTATTCTTCCTTCCCAGAGTGTTCCAAATAATACTAGTCACGTGTTTTATAGCACACAAAATGGGGGCAAATGGTATTATTCTGGACCAGGAAGTTTTGACCCGTTTGCAAAACAAGGTATTTTAATTTCCAATACTCAAACGTATATTCTTACTACTAAAAATAATTATATTACTAGTACTTCTACCTATGTTGATATTTCAAAATTACCAACTTGGAAATTGGGCGATACTTATATAAAAGAATCCAGCGATTTAAGGCAAGCGTATCAATTGGAACCTGCATTAATTGCATACGACAAAAATTTAAATGTGACTACTGTTGTATCAATTGATGATTTAGCAAACGAAATTACAATTAAGGGCGGCATTGCTGATAATTTTGACAGACTATTTAGAAGTGATGTTTATTCTTTTGATCCTAAAATTGATTGGGATAAATTAACCAACTATCAAAATTACTATTGGTTGCCAACTGGTCCGGCATTAATTGATATCTCCTCTGATAACATTGATGTTGATAATGATATTATTGGGAATACATCTTATACATTTACTGTTACTAACTCTACTGCTACATTTTCTTTGTTAAATGGTATGTTGATTAGTTTTAGTGGACATAATGTATCACCTGCATACAAATATCAAGAATTTATTGTAGAAGGTACTGGCACGTCAATTACATTGTTGCCACTAAATTCTTTAATCACTCCCGAATCAGTAGCAGCCCCTGCAGATGAAACTTTTGATACATATGGATTTAGTATATGGCCTGGCCGACTTCCGTTTGTGCCTGAGTATGTAACAATTAATAGATCTAGCAAAGATTCAAATCCTTGGTCAAGGTATAATCGCTGGTTCAGTTCTAATGTAATTGAATCTAGCGAGTTAGCAAATGGTCGACCAATTACATATCCTACTAAGCACCGTGCAAAATCCCCCATTGTTGAATTCAACGCAGATATTCAATTGTTTAACTTTGGGTCTATATCTATTGGCTCTGTTGATATAATTGATACAACAACAGTTGATGCATTTACAACAATTGAAGGATCTACTTCATTTGCAACTATTAATGAATCTTCTATACAAATTGATGGCATTGCATTAGAATACGGTCAACGCATCATATTTTCTGCTGACAAAAATCCAGTAGTAAGTAGTACAATTTATTCTGTAGATATTGTAAACATTAATGGAACGCCTACATTAATATTGGTGCCTTCATCTAATCAAATCGCCGCTGGTTCATCTGTGGTAGTTACCAAGGGCACAGTTAATGCAGGCACTAGTTGGTACTTTAACGGTACTGCTTGGGTATATTCTCAACAGCGCACTCATTTAAATGAGGCACCACTGTTTGATTTATTTGATGATTTGGGGCAAAGTTATTCAAACAAAAATTATTATACCAGTAATTGGGGTGGTAATAAAATATTTGGATATAAGACAGGCATCACCAATTCATTGTTTTACAATTATTTTGCCAATGGCTCTATTGTTGTAACAGAGCCAAATCAAACTATTAGATCTATCCCAACAAGTGCAACCTATTTTAAAGTTGGCAATGAATATTTTAATACTTGGGGATCAAGAACTGCGCCCCCTATTGAAATTACAAGTGCGGGCTATTACGATGTTCCATTAAGTTTAACTAATAATCCATTAAACAGTGGACTATCAAATTTAACATTATCAGATTTAACTGAACACGCCGCTGCTAAGAATAGATTAATTGCTAGTTACAATCCCGTTGCATTTGCTATGATGTTTGAAGGCAAAATTGAAAATAGTGTCATAGATGCTATTACAAAATCTGCAGATGCATACAATCAATTTAAATTCTCATTGCTAACACAGGCTGCTAACATCAACAGTCTAACTGATCCTGTATCTGCATTAGATGAAATTTTAACTATAATCAACTCCAGTAAAACTTCAACAAGTCCTTATTATTTGTCAGATATGTTGGCATTTGGCGTTGATAAAAAAGTTATTACTTATACTGTAAACAACTTAACACGAACTAGTTATTCCATATCTTCAACGTTTGACTTATCTGCTCCTAATACTCGTAGTGTGTTAGTTTACCTAAATGAAAAACAATTAACATTCGGCGTTGATTATATATTTGACGTAATTGACAATATGGTAGTTATGTTAACTGCGTTATCTTTGGGCGATGTTTTAACCATTAACGAGTACAACAACACCAATGGAAGTTTTGTCCCTCCTACGCCTAGCAAGTTGGGATTGTATCCTGTATCTGTCCCGTCAATGTATGTAGATTACACATATGTAACACCAACAAAAGTTATACAAGGTCACGATGGTAGTATTATGGTTGCATTTAACGATTACCGTGATGCAATTATTTTAGAGTATGAGCTACGTGTTTACAATAATATTAAAGTAAAGTATCGTCCTGAACTATTTGATATTAATAGCGTTACTCCAGGTGCATTTAGAAATACTGATTATAGTCTTGATGAAATTACTAAAATTGTAGAACAAGATTTTATTCGTTGGAGCGGCATATATGGAATTGATTACGTTAGCAATCCTACGTTTAACAATGCTGAACCACGTACTTGGAACTATACAGGATCTCTCAACACATTATTAAATGTGTCAGTAAACGGATCTTGGCGCTCAATTTTTAAATATTTTTATGATACTGATCGTCCCGCAACACATCCTTGGGAAATGTTAGGATTAGTATCTGAACCTACTTGGTGGACAGATTTGTATGGACCTGCTCCCTATACATCTGGTAACACACTCATGTGGGGTGACATTGAAGCAGGTCGAATTAATGGAGTTGTGAATCAATTCTATGCTCGTCCTGGATTGAGTTCCATACTACCCGTAGATTCAAACGGTAATCAATTAGACCCTACCACAGTTCCATTAATTGTTAATACTACCCCGTATAACATTAGACAAAGCTGGATTATTGGAGATCAAGGTCCTGCTGAAACGGTATGGCGTCGTAGTAGTTTTTGGCCATTTGTTGTCCAACGATTATTAGCATTAACTCGTCCTGCAAATTACTGCACCCTAATGTATGATCCATTCAATATGAATGTTGATCTCGCTGGTCAATGGAGTTATGGTGCTAACCATACTTTGCCACAATTGGCATCTATGCCAATTCACGGTGAGAATGGAATTGCAACAACTGGCTATAGTGTTTTTGTTAGTGAAATTGGTCAACAGCGTACAAAAAATTATATTGCAGATTTACGTCAAGATTTGACATACGTTAATTTTCAATTATTTCACAAAGTTGGTGGATTTGTAAATCCAGATACCCTACAAATTATACTTGATGCATACGAGCCAACTACTATGGATGCCGGTGCCATATTACCTAAACAAAATTATAAATTAATTTTGAATACCAGCAATCCTATTCGAAGCATTGGCATTAGCGGATTGATTATTCAACGTATTAACGGCGCATTTGTAGTTACTGGATACGATCGACAAGATCCATATTTTACATACTATACTCCTATAAGAAATGCTAATACACCTACTATTACTGTTGGTGGCGTTAGTGCAGAATATGTTAATTGGGCACCTGCTGCCACAGTTGGCTCACGTGGATTAACTTCTGCTGACATAACATCCGCTGTGTCTGCTCCAACAACTGTATTTTACCAACAAGGGCAAATTGTTCGTTATGGTAACAATTACTATAGAGTACAAGTAAGCCATCAAGCAGAAACTGCATTTAATTCAAGCCTGTATCAATTACTAACCGTATTACCAACAACTGGCGGTGCAACTGTGCAAACTGCATCTAAATTTAACTCAACACCAAGTTATGCACCTTATGGCCAAACATACAACACCATACAAGAAGTTTATGATCTTATTATAGGGTACGGGGCTTGGTTAGCAGATCAAGGATTTGTTTTTAACGAATTCAATACTACATTAAACTCAGTAGTGGATTGGAATTTAAGTGCTCGCGAATTCTTGTACTGGAGCACACAAAATTGGATCAACAACAGTATTATTTCCATCAGTCCATTTGCTGATCAGTTGACTTATCAATACAGTGATTCAGTTGTTGACAATGTTTTTGATAGTTTTTATGATTACAGCATATATCGTTCAGATGGTACACCGTTTCCTAAAAAGAATTTGTTCATTGCTAGAGAAAGTGGCCAGTTCACAATTAATACTATTAATACTGGTGACGGAATTTACTATGCGCGATTGAATTCAGTACAAAAAGAACACGGAATGATATTTGACAACACTACAGCATATAGTGATGTGATTTATGATATTGAAACAGGTCAGCGCCAACACCGTATGAAATTAGTGGGATTTAGAACTGCTAACTGGAACGGTGACTTTTTTGCACCAGGCTTTGTTTATGACCAAGCTAAAATTGTAACTTGGGCCCCTAATACCTATTACACGGCTAGTGATGTTGTACAGTTTAATGGTCAATTCTATAGTGCCAAGATGAGTTTAGAAGGTAGTAAGATATTTGATCATACCAAATGGACTTTGTTGGGATCAAAGCCTGTTGCAGGATTAATTCCTAACTTTGATTATAAAATTCGTGCATTTAACGATTTCTATAGTTTAGACATTGACAGTTTTGATGCTGCTCAACAACGTACTGCCCAACAGTTAACTGGTTATGTTCCTCGCGACTACTTAAACAATATCTTTACTGATCCTATTAGTCAATATAAATTCTATCAAGGATACATTAAAGAGAAAGGCACTAAAAATCCTATCAATAAATTATCCAAGGCTAGCATTAATAATTTAAACAGTAAAATTGATTTTAATGAAGAATGGGCGTTCCGTGTTGGACAATACGGGTCATTCACTACTTATAAAGAATTTGAAACTCCTCTAGTTGAAGGTAAGTTTGCAGAAAATCCTCAGATTATCAGTTTCGTTAACACCGTACCTGAATTATTTAAAGATTTAGTTTATTATGTAACACCTGACAAATTGACTATTGGAAAAGGTACATTGCCAAGTTTTGTCACCACAAGTTCCAGTGCTAGTTCGTTTAAATTATTAAATGCAGGATATGCACAATTGGATGACGTTACTAATACAGCATTCAATACCAATAGTTTAATTACATTGGCCAATAATACTGCATTGAATGTTGGCGATACAGTTTGGGTAAGTTCTACTAATACAGGTGATTGGGATATATATAGATATGCATTTGTCCCTGCTGGAATTACCAATGTGGCCGTTGAAGTTGCATACAGTTCTATCATCTTTACTACTGCTGGGTCTCACGGATTAAAAGCAACTGATCTAGTATCCATAACTAATATTGATAGTTCAGTTAATGGCATATATCAAGTTGTATCAGTTATTGGTAACACTCAATTTACAGTGTCTAGTTCATTATCGTCTGTCAATTTTATATTTCCAACAACTCCAGGAACATTGTTTACATTTAAAAGTTCTAGATTTTCATCATATGATAATATGCCCTCAGATCAAGAATTATTCCAGTATCCTCCAGGAACAACTATTTGGATTGATTCTGGTAATCTAACAGATAACAACGGATGGGCAGTTTACGAAAAAGTAAATAATTATTATAAAACCAAAGTCAATAGTTTTGGAACTACTTCTGCATTATCTTCTAACCAAGCATTGGGATATAGTATAAGCAAACGAAAAGGAAATAATGTAGTAGTGGCAGGACTTCCTACTTACAACGATACTTCTGGAAATTCTGGTAGGGTATCATTGTACACTAAAAATGGTAACAATCTACAATTCCTATTAAACTATCCATTATCAAATACACCGTTACCCAATACAGAATTTGGATACAGTGTAATTTATGACGATATTGAATTTAATCTCACTACCTATGGATTAATATTTGCTGGAGCACCAGGTGCTTACAATTCTAGTGGTACTATTAAAATTAGTAGTATTAATGCCAATTCTTTACAACAACAACCAGAAATTACTATTGACAATCCTAGTAATACATATGGCAGGTTTGGATCTAGTATATTTGTTCAAAGAAATACCAGTACCAAGCTAGTATTAATTGGTGCTCCAGAAAATGGAGGAAGCGTATATTCATATACAATTACTGCCACTAATACGATACAAATTAATCAACCAAAAACTGTAACCGCTTCAACTTCGGGTACACTTTGGTTATCAACATCTACCCGATGGGGGCATTCTATCGTTGGTTCTGACAATGCTAGTATCTATGCAATTGGTGCTCCTGGATTTGACAACAATAGTGGCACTGTTTGGACATCAAATTATGAACTAATCACAAGTCCATTTGGTTCTGGTAGTGGGTTTGGTCATTCAATGGCAATGAGTACTAGTGGCAATTATTTGGCTATTAGTGCTCCAAATTATATCAATGCTAATAATAGTTTAGGTGCGGTTGCAGTATATACATTGACTAATAGTACATATATATTAGATCAGATTTTATATAATCCAGTTAATACAAACATATATGGTGGCAGTTTGCATTTTGGATATGCAATGGATTTCAATGCTGAAACTGATATTTTAATAATTAGTTCATTGGGCACCGCATCAACAACTCTAACTACATTTGATAAAGGTAGTACCACATTTGATAAGAAGACTACTTATTTTACTGCCGATGAACCAGGATCTGGTTCAGTTTATCTATATGAAAGGCGAGCCCATCGTTACGTGTATGCAAATGAATTGACATCTAGTGATATTACTACTGTTCAAGGAACTGATTATGGAACAAGCGTGGCCGTTGATACTGGGGTGGTATTAGTTGGTGCACCAGCAATTACTAGTAACGGGTCTAGTAGTGTTCATCAATTTAATCAAATTAATTCTACGTATACAGGATGGAATCCGTTAAGAGTACAAGATGATTTAGTAGTACTGGATACTATTAGAGAAATTAAATTAATTGATACTATTACTGATAGTATAGTTAATTATTATGATTATCATGATCCACTAAAAGGTAAAATACTTGGTATTGCTGAAGAAGAATTAACTTATAAAACAGCCACTGATCCTGCAATCTATAGTACTGGCACTAGTACCGTTAATGTGAACGTCAATACTAGTTGGTTGGATGACCACGTGGGAGAATTATGGTGGGATTTAAGTACTGCTAAATTTATCTGGTATGAGCAAGGCGATTTAGAATATCGTAGAAATAAATGGGGTAAATTATTCCCAGGTGCTAGTATTGATGTATATGAATGGGTGGGATCACAGTTATTGCCTAGCGAGTGGGCAGCTCAAGCAGATACTAATTCTGGCTTAACATCTGGAATTAGCGGACAGCCAAAATTTGTTGATAATAGCACCGTGAGTGTTAGTCAAGTTTACGACACTGTAACTGGATCATTTACCAATTATTATTACTATTGGGTCCTTAATAAAGTTGTAGTGCCCAATGTTAAAAATCGAAGAATTAGTGCACAATCTGTGGCTAATATAATTTTTAATCCAGCAGCAGCAGGAGTTCAATACGCAGCAATTATAAGTTCAAATGCTTTGATGCTTGGCAATGTTGCAACACAATTAGTATCTGATAATATCAGTTTAAATATTTCTCTTGATACTGCTAACAGTAAAATCCCCCGCCATACTGAATGGGTATTAATGCAAGAAGGATCTCACGATTCCGTCCCGCCACCCATTTTAGAAAGAAAAATGATAGAAAGTCTTTTAGGACATACCATTAGCACTTCTACCAATGCTGGTGCACCTGTTCCAGATCCTACACTATCTTCTAGAGAAAAATTTGGCATTGGTTTTAGGCCACAACAAACATTGTTTAATGATCGGTTGCAGGCCGTGAGAACAATAGTTGAATTTGCCAATAGTGTATTAATTAATCTTCAAATAACAGGAAATTACAATTTTGATCGATTAAATTCTCAACAATTGGCTCCCACATCATATAACGTAGTTGAAGATAACAATGCATTGGATATGATTATTCCTACAGATGGAATGATTGTTACTGTTTTATCAGATAACACTTACGATGGTAGTTGGACAGTATTCAAATATAATTCTAATATACAACAATGGGTTAGATATCAAACTCAAACTTTTAATACTACATTGTATTGGAATTACACAGATTGGGTAAGTTCTGATTATGATCAATATAAAATTTTGTCTGCCACAGTGGCCAATACATATGAATTATCGTTGCTATCGTTAGTTGCTGGCCAATATGTCAAAGTTAACAATAGGGGAGATGGAAATTATATCATTGTTGAAAAAGTTAATACGATTGGAAATTTTAATAATGATTTTGATTTAGTTTATATTCAAAACGGAACTATTCAGTTATCTAAAGACTTATGGGATTCCCCATATGGCTGGGATGAGACATATTCATTTGATCAAACAGCTTGGAATAGGACTCCTGATTACGAACTTCAGCAAATCCTGCAGGCATTAAAAGATGATATATTCATTAATGATTTAAAATCTAATTGGAATTTGTTATTCTTTAAAGCAATAAAATATGCGTTTACTGAAACCCAAACTATTGATTGGGCATTTAAAACCTCCTTTATTAGTGCAATAAACTATGCAGGCGAATTAAACCAACCAGCTGTTTATAAATTACAAGACAATGCGTTTTACGAAAATTACTTAAATGAAGTCAAACCTTATCATACGCAAATAAGAGAATTCACAACTGAGTATTCTTCCACCGATACTATTAATACATCATTAACTGATTTTGAAGGTATTTACACTGGTACTGATCAAATAATTGTACCGTTCCGTGCAGTTACTGGCAGTATTTTGTTTGATCGTGTATCCACTATGCCCACTATTGGTACATTACCTGTAACTGACACGTTTATTGGTGATGGTGGTACCAGGGAATTCGTATTGAGCTGGGTAGCACATCCTAATAAATCACAACTAACTGTAACTATTGATGACACGTATGTTTTACAATCTGATTATACAGTAAGATATTATAGTGCTAAATCTAATGGTTACCAAAAACAATTCAGTAATTTAAAATTTTTAAATCAATCGCCATCTCAAAATTCTCGAATTATGATAACTTATAATAAGAGTATTGAGTTAATGGATGCAACGGATCGCATTATTAATTTTTACGACCCAACACCAGGAATGCCTGGTAATGATTTAAATTTATTAATGGACGGCGTTACTGATCCTAGAAAATCCATTGGCGGTCAATATGAGGGAACTAATTTTGGAAATAGATTTGGTGGTACAGTTGCAGATACATCTATTGATGCTGGTCTTTTTTATAATGGAAAATTAATCAATGCTTTGGGTATTAATCCTACTGATTTAACAATCAATGGCGAATACGGATTTGTAACAACCAGTTCTGCATATGGCCCTGAAGAACTTATCCCAGGTTTTACTATTGATACATTGGGCATAGATGTTTATACCAAATCCAACAAATTAGTATCACCTACAATAATAAGTGGGTCGTTCAATGTTAATGCATCAAAATCCACATCTACTATTAAAACTACTGTTATTCAACCTACTACCAAAACTGGCAGTACTCAAACTGTTGTTACTGAAATTATCAATTCTACCACATATGGTTTAAGTATATTACCAACAACAATTGATAGTATATTTGTAAATTTCAATGGTATTGAATTTGATTACACTGATTCGCCTTTTACAAATAGTGCACAATTTTCTATTGATTGGTATAAGTCCACTATTTCTATCCCTGCACAATTTTCAAATGGATTGTTAGGTTATACGATTATTGGTGTTGGCGACAGTTCAACAAATGGAAATGGTTTAATTGATAACGGAATTGCATATGCTGCTAACACTCAAACTAAGAGTATTGTAAGTTTGGCAAATATTCATGATATCACACATTCATATGTCACTGTCAATGGTGCGCCAATTACACAGATAGATTCTGGAAATAACATTTATTATTCTTTAAATTCTGCAAGTACTACCAGTAACCGAGCTGCCGCAACTGTAAAAAATCTTCAGCTTGATAAACAATACGCTGTTCAAGCCTGGTTCTTTGCATCATCACAAGATAAATTTAATGTGATTCAAGAACAAGTATTCCCTGTAGTATCTTCCGTATATACATTAACTAATTTTGTATCTAATAGTACTTCTGGATCGCCCAGTACTCAAGTTATTGTAGAATACATCTATAGTAACGGTATTAAAAGAAGATTGCTCCCACCTGATGTTTCATATTACACAGTAATTGATCCAAGCATTAAATCATACCGTGTAGTATTAGCGGCATCTGGTGTAACATTTAATACATCAAATACCAATACAAATGTATATTTGAATGGCAGTATATTAACAACATCCTCATATACATTTAGTGGTAACCAGATAGTAATTTCTAACAGTGTTACGCTTAATGTTGGTGATACAGTTTCTGTTGAAGCATTTAATAACTCTGATATTACTAGAGCATCTTCCAATAATTATACATATGATTATGTTATTGATAATTCAGGAAAATTATATCTAACATCTAATATAACACAACCGCATCCTTTAGATAAATTAAAAGTTATAACATTTTCAAATCAAGATAGTTTATTATTAGAAACTCAAAAGTTTTTAGGTAACCCTGCTGGAACTTATAAAATGTCACGCCCAGTTTTAAATGTCAATTATGTATGGGTAACTATTGCAACTTCCTCAACTGTAACTGCACTGACTAGCGGAATTGATTATCAAGTATTAGATGATAATATCACTGTTAAACTTAGCGATCAATACCCGGTGACTTCAAATCAAACTGTAATTATAATGAGTTTTGGAAATAATAAATCGGCAAGCAACGTGTTAGCATATAGACAATTTAAAGATTTATTAGGTGGATCTTCTTTTACTAGATTATCTGATAGAAATTCAACATATCTAACAAAACCTCTAGCATTTACTCATACTGAAATTTGTGTAGCCGATGCATCAGTACTGACACCGCCAGATGTAAATCAAAATATTCCAGGTGTGATACTTGTTGACGGCGAGCGTATTGAGTTTTTTACTATATCCGATAGTAACACGCTAACACACCTGCGCCGCGCAACATTGGGAACTAGCCCATCTGATCATTTAATAGCGGGCACAATTGTTATTGATCAAGGAAGTTATCAAACTATTTCATATTCTGATTCAGTATTAGTACAAAATACTTTTACCAATGTTTCAACTAATACATATTCAATTAATACAGTAAGTAGCCTCATCACGTATCCAAATACATCTACAACAATAACAAGTGATGGTATTATATTAATGACAACTCCGGGTAAATTTCCAATTGATATTACAACGGGCAAAATTAAATATTCTACATCCGGATCTTCAATAGTGTATACTGTTTCCACATCTAGCATTTTACCAAAAGATCAATTAGAAATATATTATGGTGGTCAATTATTAAAGAAAAATGGACACTATTATCATGATACTACTGTAAATTATGATAGCATTTTAGAAAATCAAATTGTTGGCACTACTGCTACTGTCGCTCAACTTCCAACAACTAGTACTATTGCTCTTGGCACTGCTTATTTGATTACTGCAACTAATCAAGTTTGGGTCTATGTAGGCAACCGTTCAGAAATAGCAATAAATGGCACAACATCGACCATTACTGGATTGGACAATTCAACTACTGGTACTACTTATCTTGATACGACACAAAATATAGTATATTGGTCAACTGGGACTGGATATGTTGCAACGGCTACATTTGGATATGTGGATTCTGGACTGAGATATGTAGCACCAGATTTTACTATTATTGGTACTAGCCCCCAATACTCGGTAAAATTAAACGTGCCTATTCAAGATAATGTTCAATTGACATTAGTCAAAAAACAGTATTCTATGTCACAAAGTTGGAATGATGTTATATCAAATACTAGTACTGTTTCTTTATTAAATAGTACGGGAACTATTGCTACATTCCTACAAGATTCACCTGGCAAATTGCCAAATAGCTACTTCTACGGAGGAAAATAAACTGTAGAATAGATCCTAATCTTTTAACAGCATAAATATCGTTATGAAACCAACAGACAACAAACCCAATGAACAAGGCAATATCCTACTTAAAGGACACATTAAGATCTCTGATCCCACTACCGGTGAAATTTTTATTGACAAGGATAATGCTATCAATTATGAAAATTTTAGTTTGAGCCTTGCCCAGGGTGTAAGTAATCAAGGCCGCGGAATGATTGAAAATATGTCATTTGGTAATGGCGGGACTAGAGTTGATAATACGGGTATTATTACGTATTTGACACCAAATGTCATTGGCGCCACCGCAGCACTTTATAATCAAACTTATTACAAAGTAGTTGATGCAAAACAAGTATATGATTTAGATCCTTCTCGAAATTTTATGGAAGTTCGTCACGTAGCTGGTGCATTTTATAGTGATATATTAGTTAGTTGTTTATTAGATTTTGGCGAACCAGGCGGTCAGCAAGCATTTGATAATGCTACTAACAGTGATGGTACATATGTTTTTGATGAATTAGGACTGCGTGCATACAGTCCCGACGGTCCTGGAACAGGTCCCTTACTAACCCACGTTATTTTTCATCCTGTACAAAAAAGTTTAAATCGTATGATTCAAATTGATTATACAATTCGTGTACAAAGTTTAAGTGTGAGGGTTTGATATTTTATGGCTTATACTATTTTAAAAACTAACGGGGAATTTCTAACAAGGGTAGCAGACGGTTCAATTAATAGTACTGCAACCAGTGTAACTCTTCTTGGTAGGGACTTTACTGGATATGGTCAATATTACAATGAAAATCTTGTAACATTATTGTCCAATTCTGCAAAGGACTCACCGCCAACTTACCCAATTCAAGGTGAACTTTGGTACGATACTTTAACTGGGCAGTTAAAAATTTACGATAATGCTTTTAAAAATATCGGGGCTGCTACAATATCCGATACATACCCTATTGCGCCAAGTCTTGGAGATTTTTGGTACGATAGTGCAAGGGCTGTATTAAATTTCTTTAGTCCTAACGGGACTATATCATTATCATCCTTCCCAGTAGCAGATACTGTGGGGTGGGTCAATCCAACAGTTACCATTATTGACACTTCCAATGTTAGTCATCCTAATGTAACATTACTATTCAATGTAGATCCATCATCTGCTGTTGGTGTATTAAGTGATAGTAGTTTTGTCGCTAATGCTGATGCTACTCAATTGTACCTAACTGCTTCTGGCCAAATTACTACCAATATTGTTCAAGGATTGAACATATTTGGCGGAATACAAACTACGGGAGATGTTACTGTGGGTGGTACTATACATACTGCATCAACTACCGGCACACCTACCAATACATCAACACCTGCAAAGTGGTTGAAAATGGTAGTTGGTGGTGCCAATTACTATGTACCATTATATCAATAATAAACAATATGCCATATATCTTAAACAAAACTAACGGAACACTGCTTACTACAGTTGAAGATGCTACGGTTAATAATGCCTACAGTTTAACATTTTTGGGCAAAAATTTTACTGGGTACGGGCAAGCTATTGAAGAAAATTTTGTAAAGTTATTAGAAAACTTTGCCAATAGTTCATCACCATCTAACCCAATTTCGGGACAGTTGTGGTTCAACACATCAACTCAACAATTGAATATTTCTAGCAATGGATTAAATTGGAAAGGTGTAGGTAGTATATCAGTAGGATCTACATCTACTGTAAATTTAACCCCTACTGAAGGTGATTTGTTTTGGGATTCAAATTTATCTAGTTTAATTGCATACGACGGATCTTCGTATATTACTATTGGTCCATACAGTGCCAGTACGTATGCTTCTTGGACTATTGGCCGAATTACAAGTGATAGTAACACTGGCAATCAACAATATCCAGCAATAGTTGGTAGCTTGCAAGGGTCATCTGGTCTTGAGCCAATGGTTGTTTTTTCTAATCCAGCAGTGCCCTCATACACGCCTGATAGTGTTATGGGGTCAGATTATGCACCCTATTTTAATTCAATACAACGTGGAATTACATTAAGGGGTGCAAACACATCTACTACTGTTCCTAGTAATTCAACCATTTTAGTTCCAGGGTCTAGTATTGATTCTGGATATTACTTTTGGGGAACCTCGGCTGAGTCATTAGCTACTGTAACAGTTGAATTAACTACTACTACCAATTTTAATACGTGTTTCATTCCGTTTGCTGGAACAACTTTAGGTGCAACATCGTTATTAACAACTTCTACTTTTTCTTATGAACCAAGTACAGGAGTGTTAAATGCTACTGCTACTGCGGCATACTATGCTGACTTAGCCGAGCGTTATGAAGCCGACACTGAGTACGAAGTTGGAACTGTATTAGTAATTGGCGGCACAAAAGAAGTTACTGTTACTGATCAATTTGCTGATACAAGAGTAGCGGGCATAGTGTCTAAAAACCCTGCATATATGATGAATTCTGACGCTGGAAGTGATGAAACTCACCCTTATATTGCCTTAAAAGGCCGTGTTCCTTGCAAAGTTGTGGGCTTTATTGAGAAAGGTGACCTACTAGTAACTAGTGCACATCCTGGATATGCTGCTGCCGCTAAGTCAATAAGTGCAGGTGCAGTAATTGGAAAAGCCCTGCAAGGTAACTCACAGGGCTTTGGGGTTATTGAAGTTTTAGTAGTTTAAACAGCCATTGGTGCTGTAATAGCATCGTGGTGTTCATAATGAACTAATTCAATATCGTTCATTTCAAAGTCTGTAATAACCTGTACTGAAGGATTCAATTGTAGTGTTGCCAACGGCAATGGTTCACGACTAAGTTGTTCACGTACTTGATCAAAATGCGTATTGTAGATGTGCGCATCTCCAAACGAAATAATCAAATCGCCCACATCTAAATTACAAACTTGTGCAATCATATGTGTAAACAATGCATATGATGCAATGTTGAATGGTACGCCTAAGAACATATCTGCACTACGCTGATACATATGGCAACTCAATCGGCCATTGCTAACATAAAACTGACTCATAATGTGACAGGGAGGTAACGCCATCAATTCAAGTTCACCAGGATTCCAAGCACTAATGATATGTCGACGACCGTAAGGATCTTCTTTAATACCTGCAATCAATTCAATCAATTGGTCGTGATTTTGCAATACAACTTTGTTGATACGAATTAAAAGTTTACGCCAACGACGCCATTGTACACCGTAAATGCGTCCCAAGTCACCCGCGCTACGTTTTGTTTTCTTGTTAACCCAATATGGTGCATTGGCGTTATCAGTCCAAATAGTAGACTTGGTACTTTCACGACTGCCGTGTAAAATCTCCTTCAAACGGCGTTCGTCGTTACTGCCTTCGATGAACCAAAGTAGTTCACTAACAACACTTTTCCACGCTAACTTTTTAGTTGTTACCGCAGGGAACCCTTCGGATAGATCAAATCTAAGTTGCATCCCGAAAATGCTACGAGTACCAACACCTGTACGGTCTGGCCTATCGTCACCATTTTCTAAGATGTCTTTAAGGGCATCTAAGTATACTGACTCGGACGTTTTGTTCATTAATCAACCACTACGTCTTTCTTTTTACGACTCTTTGGAGGATCAACTTCGTCAGCTTGTTTACGCAGCATTTGAGCCTGCTTAAACAATGCATCTGCCTTCGAGCGTAGTTTCGCTGGGGACAAGTCTTCGTCAGCGACAAGCGGAACTGCTGGCTCGTCAACAATAATTTCTTCTCCAGCATTAACTGTTGTACTCGAGGTCTTAGTTGGATCATCTTTGACTTGAGTCTTTGGATTAGCTCTTTTACCATCAGTAACAGCTAACTCGTCAACCTTAATGCCTTTTTGTTGGGCAATTAATTCGTTTAATTCGTTCAATGGGATTGATGCACTGGAACTGGGTGTCATAATGACACCAGTAGTAGGAACTTTCTTAAGTTGGCCACGTTGATGTAACGCCGCTAACATATTCTGTCCATCAGGAAATTTGCGAACTGCCAATAAGTCGGCTAATTCGTTAGCCTGTTGTCCGCTGGTTTCCTGAACTAAATTCATTAGAGCATCGTGCCAAGAGTCTGACAGACTATTTGTACCAATGACCAATGCGCTGCTGGAATCGCCAGGCAATGTTCTATAGGCAACAACGACTTTGGCACCGTTGTTTTGCATTTTACCTATGTGCTTCATTTTAGTTGCCATTATTGTGCTTCAGTAGCCGCAGTACTGTCGTCTGCTGGCGTTGCTGGGGCAACAGCATTCAAGAACGCATTAACGCGATCAAATACTGCACCAACTGAACTAGCTTCGGCAGCGCTAAACGCACCACGGCGAACAGCCAAATCAACGACAGAACGTAGATTTTGCAAATCTGCAATGCTTAATTGTGGGCCCTGTTGTTCTTGAGCTTGAGTTTGATTTTCTTCCATTTTATTTTCCTTTATGTGTTATGTAAATAGGTGCAACCTAGAGTTAGCATCGTAAGTTCCATTGGATCTTCCAAACCAATTTCTATTGATTCAATCATACGGTTATTGTCATCAATAGCAATAGTCTTTCTAATTGCATACCTACTATTTAAGTTGTAGTTTATCCACTGATCTAATATCTTGATATCTCGATCTACGTCTTTAATTGTGATACGTGCAAAGTGTTCTGGTATGAAACTTAACCGTCTCATCTTTAGAACACTTAGCGGCGAAACACTACCTCTACTGAGTGACATTAACTACCTACTTATTTATAATATGCAGTTTGTCCAAACGGGGCAACGATGCTTTCATTGCCGTGAATAATGAATAAACTTTCACAATAGTCTTCATCACCCCAACTACCACAAGGGTATCCGTCAGTAAACATAATGAAACGCTTTGGAACAATGTCTTCATTCTTCATGAACTCAAAGTTTACATCAAAGTCAGTACCGCCACCACCTTGACATTTGTAGGACATAATGTCTTCGGCAGTATCACCAGTAAAACGTTGATAGCCATAAACTTCTGTATCAAATGTCCACAAGTCCAATTTAAAGTCCTTGTATTCGTCCATAATGCCTTTGACTTCTGACAAGAAGTCCATTGCCATAGAGTCACTAATACTTCCAGACATATCAATTGCCACTGACACATCAATAGTTTCTTCGTTCATCATACCTGGCAAGATAGCACCACAGTGTTGACTCTTGCGGTTAGGACGACTGAAACTAAAATTGCTTTTCAGAATACTTTGGATATTCATACGCAACATTTGACGCCAGTCCATCTTAGGCTCAGTAAAGTCAGTAATCAAACGTGCAACACCTGCAGGAACTTTACCAGCACCTGCTGCCTGTGCAGCCGCAACCATTGCTTCTTTGATTTCGTCTTTAATTGCTTTCTTTTCTTCTGGAGTCAACGTTGGACGCTTGCCGGAACCGTCTTGAGTGCTGTCTTCGTTTTCATCGCCGTCACCGTCATCATCACCGTCCAAGTGTTCGTCTAACAGTTCACCCAATGTGCTAATATCAATCTTTTTAGCCTTTTGATACAGTTCATCATAAATCTGTTCGTAACTCAAACCACGATACTTGTCGTCTTGGAATACTTTGATGCAGGATGGAAATTCGCCAATGCGCTCGTCCTTGCAAATTTGATTAACGGCATAGTCAGCGGCAAAGTTGCTCAACTGTGGATCACGACCATCACGTCGACCCATATGGTCAAATACATTGTGCAGTACTTCGTGAGCAAAGCCAAACTCGTATTGTTTAGGAGTCAATTGATCAACGAAATCGTTGCTGTAATAAAAGTTTCGACCATCGGTGGCTAATGTACTACACCATTCAGATGCATCAATTAGTTTCATACGAGTAGCCATATTGCCAAAAAACGGATGACGCAACAGCAAGCCAATGCGAGCAGTGATTAGCTTTTCGACAATCTTATTCTTTTCTGTTTGAGAAAATGCACGTTTTTCTTGTGCTTTGTATTTTTTATTTGCTGTTGATGTTTTAGCAGACATAACTACTCCTGTTTAAAATTATATTATACACTATTTTATTTAACTTGTCAATAAAAAAGGGGCCTAAGCCCCAATTTTATTCCATTGCCTGGATAATGTACTTGCCGTACTTTTCGTGGAAGCGATCAAAGTGTTTCAACTTACTTGCATCAAACGGCAGTTGATAAGATGTCAACGCAACCTTTGCACCCATCACAACCAATTCAGTTGGAAAATTATCCATCATAAATGCAAAGAAGCAGTCTGCTTGAGCATCCCAATCTTTGGCCTTCTTTTGATCGGCAGTTTGCAATTCGTAGCACATTGACACAGTCAATGAATACATCGCAGAGATTTCTTTGATGTCGCACTTAACAACTTTACCACTCAAAATATCAGTGGGGTTAGGCATCTGCTTTGCAACACGGCGGTGTGCCATAAACTTAACAGCCAATCCTTCACCAATAGCACCTGCGACCAAATCGGTCAATGTGCCTTCTGGCAAATCGTCATCTTTAAGCAAGTCGCTAACAAAACTCCAACTACGCGGGGTAGCGAATGCACGGCTTGAACTACGTGGATCAAAGTCATACAAGTCTTGTTTAGCAAAACCAACATAACCAACAACTTGTTCGTGAACCTTGTTAGTAACAGCCCATTCTTGCCAATCCTCGAAGTCACTCTTCAATTCAATGTGTACGAAACGATTAGCCAACGGAGCAGGCATACGATAAGTAACACCTTTGTCACCATCACGGTTACCAGCCGCTACAATACTAACGCCTTTTGGAAGGATATAAGTACCAACACGACGATTCAACACCAACTGGAACGCCGCTGCCTGTGTAGCAGGAGCCGCAGAGTTCAATTCATCCAAGAACAGGATAGCAGTAGAGTTGGGATCAGTGGGCAGTTCTGCAGGAGGAGCCCAAGTCATTGTATTCTCAGTACTGTTGTAATAAGGGATACCTTTAATGTCAGTGGGTTCCCAAAGACTCAAACGAACGTCGATAACTTCTCGACCTTGCTTGTCGCCAATTTGTTTAACGATATCACTTTTGCCAATGCCAGGCGGGCCCCACATAAACACGGGACGCTGTATTTTGATGCATTTTTCAATGCTACGTTTGGCTTCGTTAGGAGTAACGGTGCGGTTAGTGCTAATTTGCTCTGCCATAAAATACTTTCTGTAAATTGTTTAAAAATACTAAATGCATTGTGCTTCAGTATGTATTAATTATACAGAAGATCTAGGCGTTTGTCAAGCAGCCGGCTTAGGAATCTTTGCTTTTGCGGCACTAAATCTTGCAATATTGCCCGAAAACAACACCAACTGTATTGCCATCTTTTCGTTGAATACAAATATTTCTTTATGTGTTATGTACCAAGGGCAGTCAATAAAGTTGTCTAACCATATGATCAATTGATTATTGAAATCAATTTGTTCCTGAAATAGCACCTTGTGTGCTTTGATATCTGCATCAACTAACGATTTGAATCCTTGTTCAGTTAGTCGTAACCCGCCAACTTTCTTTTGGCGTATATTTTGCCAAAGTATTCCAATATATTTTTTAAATGATTTGTCTGTAATTTCCACATTCAAGTGGTTCATCACATATTTGGTTATATCAGTCTTTTGATTCATTGGTTAACTTCTCGCCAGAAACCAATTTATAGACGGAAAAGTCTTCAGTGTTAAAGAGTTTATTAAGTTTTTCGGCAAGATTATGAGCGTGTCCAGCATTTGAAAAAGATACTTTTTTATATTTTGGACCAATATCGTGTGCTACTATACTGCCAGTCTTTAGATTAATTGGTTTGTCTTGATAAAATACTGCCCAAATGGCTTCGGCATCCAAAACTTGTTCAGTTTTATACGTTTTTTTATTGGTTATTTCTAACAATACTTTTGGTTTAGGCCTTGACATTTATACGCTCCATATGTGCGTATATATTTATTCAAAATATTAAAATCCACCGCCATCTAACTTAACAGACCCATCATTAGATTTAGTTGATGCAGTTTGATCCGCAATACCAGTTAGCCTAGTCATTACTGATGCAAGACTATCAAACAGATCGGTATATTCTTTTGCAGTCAATGTAAGTGTTTTCTGACTGCTTTTTTTGGCAATTCGTGCTTTATCTAAAAAATCTTCTATTGGCAATATGTTTAATTGTCGCATAATTGATTGGCCTTGCGTAATTCTATTTTTGATTCTTCTTCAGTTTTCCAAGGACCCTGAAATGGATATCGTTCCAAAGTAATTAATTTAGGGCAAAAACTTTTAACCCAACCTTTTCGGAATTTAATAATATAATGTCCTGCACAGTGCTGACTTTTACTTTTAGCCCGTTTAGTATACAATGGCAACTTTTTTTGTACATTGTATAAGGGTTCAAATGGTTTAGTTTTACAGGGATAATCGTAGATACTATACGTTTGGGGTTCAGTTGCTTCTTTTTTAACTTTTTTAATGGTCTCTTCGAAGAAGGCAACTCCGATTGCATTTTTAATTTCAGCCAAATCTTTGTATGTAGATACTTTGCCTTTTTGTAATACCATATATCCACGTTTAATTTTGGCAATACTGCCAATCTTTTTTGATCCGTCTTTGATTAACCATTCTTTTTCTGGGATCAATACTTTAGCATTTGCTGTCATTATACATACCTCGCATTTAATGGTTCGCTATAACTTTGAACTTGTTCACTTACTTTTTGTAAATCAAATTCAGCACAGAATTTTAGCAATCTAATGCCAACCTGTGAAATATTCTTCTCTGCTGTCATAGCCGTATTAATAGTTTCTTTAATTAATACTTTAATATCATCTGGTTGTGCAGTCAAGTCGCACAATATCACATTACGGGAGTAATCATCTAACACACGATGTTCGACACCTTCGTGGTCAGACCAACGCTGCAACATCATATTGTTCCAATTGTAGCCTTTTGAATTACGATCAGCAAAGGCTTCTCTCAAACCAACTTTATTCTTTGTACCTTTTTCACGCACACCTGGATAAGCACTAAAGATATTATCGCTTGTATCGCCGCGCATACATTTTTCAAATAGTTGCCATTCAGGTTCAGGGGGACTCTTTGGCAATTTAGTTTTCTTGTCAATAACATACTTGCCTTTGGCATCATAATAACCGGTATGCTTTACAGTTACTTCCATTATGCCATTATATTGACTTACGTTTGGTGCAATCAGTTGTGCAAAATCGCCATCTGTGGAGATGATAACATGATTGTCATCGGGATGAGATTGAATAAACCCTGCAATCAAATCATCTGCTTCAAGTTGCGGATGTTGTAGTACAGTTGTATTAGTTTTTTCTGTAATGAAATCTTTAAACTGATCAAATGTTTCCCAAAACACTCGTTCTTCTTCTGCTTCTTTTGGGCTATGTGCAGCCCGGCCAGCGGCACGTTGTGCCTTATATGGTGCGTAATAGTCTTTGCGCCAGCTTCTTCCCTCTAAACAGAACACCACGTGATCGCCTTTGAAATCGCGCCACGCTTTTCTTACACTGCCTAATACAGTTTGAATACTCATACCAATCTTGTCATTTAGATCACCACGAATAACGTGACGTGCTCTAAAGAATGTATTTGCTGTATCAACAATGATATATGTTTTATTCATTAATTTACTTTATTTTAACGTAACAGATTTTAACATTATTTGAACCAATTTCCACAAGTTCAAAATTATTTTTAATTAAGTCATCGTGTACAATTTGATGGTTGTATTTGTTTGTGTCATCAAATACAAATTTAGTTCCAATTACTGATCTAGGATAAAAAAATTGAACTTCATCAAATACGGCATTACTTTGGTGTGGGCCGTCGAAGAATACAAGACTGTATTGATTAACAACTGTTTTAAATTCTTGATAAAATGGCACACCGTCTTGAAATCTATTAAAAAATTCAGTATCTTCTAAACATAAAAATACTAGATTAACAGCTTTACCTTTTGCATATTCATATAAACTTGATACCGCAGTATTACGCATATCATTTGTATAATCTGATTTTGCTAAGTTATTTTCATTATCATAAAAATCTATATTCCCATATGGATCTAAACAAATTATGTTTCTATTTAAATCATCAACAGAAAGTAGTCCTTCGATAATATATTGTGTACTACCGCCTAATCTAGTACCAATCTCGCATACCGTACCACTAATATCTTTAATCGATGCCGCAGCACGATATAATATATCGTAATCAGTACTATCTATTTCTAATCTATTCATATTAACTGATTTCCGTTCTACCGTCGCCTAAATTGTTTACATTGATATAGCCTGCGCCTCTACGGCTCATATCAATACCTTCTTCTCCGCCTAAATTGCGGCATAGTTCACTAAACCACTTGTCTACAACTTCTTCGTCTGTATCACCAGTGTAGCCTGCTGTACGTAATTGTAGCACAAAGTATTCATTCCAGTCAAGTTCAAAAAATCCGTTTCGAATGTTATCTTTATTAACGTGAGTATCTAATACTGCAACCCAGGGTTCTTTTTTCTCTGTAGCAATTTCTTTAGGAGTTTTTAAAACTTCATTAAGTTTGGCTTCAGCATCTTTATATCTCTGTGCAAAGAAGTCTGCTGTTTCTCTGGCATTTTTTGCGTCTTCTTCAATTTTATCAATACCCAATATTTTTTTTATAAAGTTTTTCATTTTGTTTCCTTTAGGCTGTATCAATAGAGATTGATCTAATATTCCCATCAAGTGCCCCACTCATTTTTAAACAACGGCACTTGCAATCGATCACTGTATCTAAGTCCGTGTTTCATTGCCAACAATGCTACATTCTTATTATTCATTACATACACACTTTCAACTCCACCTACTGGCATTAGGTAAACGTAACCTTTAAATCCTGCTTGACGATATGCACCAATAGCACATTCAGCATCAGCAAAGTCTTGTTCAGTAGCAATAACAAACTTCAAATATGCAGTTCCGTATTCTTCATATTCACAAACACGTTCTGGTTTAATAGCATCATCCCATGGTTCGCCTGAACACGGTAGTTTAGCACTTACACTAAATGTAATTTCTCTTTTAGGATCTATATCTGTCCAACTGCGTAAGAATTCTTTAAAGTCTTTTGTTAAACGCATTGTGCCATTTGTTTCAAAAGTAATTTCTTTTAAACCTGACATTTTGGGATTGTTTAACAAATCTGGATATGCTTTTTGCCAACCTAGCAACGGTTCGCCACCTGTGATAACAAGGTGTTCATCTTTCCAATGATCTTGCGGAAGAATTTCCATAATACGATCGGCAATAGCATCACTAGTGAGCATAGGACTAAGGTCTTTAAAACTAGGATGCCAACTAGCATAACTATCGCAACCTGTACTGACCAAAGGCAGGTCTTCGTATTTTTTAAACGCTATAGTTTCATGTGATGTTTGTAGTAATGCAAGTTTGTCTGCTTCGTCGCTTAATTCGCCACGCGGCATACCAAAACCTTGACAGGTAAAGTTACATCCAAATGTGCGTAGAAACACACTGGGCACTCCCATATATTTTCCCTCTCCTTGTATAGAGTAGAAAAGTTCTGCAATTTTAATTTTGCTCATAAATGTTAGACCATTTCTTAAGTTTGTATTTTTTATTTTGTTTTGCTTCGTCTAAGTTTTTAGATTTCACAATACCTTGTTCCAATAAGATATCAATCATTGCCAGTACATCGCCCAGTTCTTCTTCTAGATGTTCTAAATTAGTTTGTACTTCGCCAAACTTATGATTGTCCATACCAAATCGACTAATTTTGCTAACTGCTTGAATAACCTCTGCACATTCTTCTTGTAGAATGTCCATTACTTCTTTTGTTTTACTGTCCATATTCACCTTTTAATGAATCCATAATGACTCTATGTTCTCTATTATACACTTCTCTATTAAGAAACGCAAGGAATTCTTCTGACTCCATTTGCTCGGCGGCCTTTAATAAATTTCTACAAGCCAATGCATAGTATCTACGTTTAGCGGCTTTAGTAACACCCTTGGCATCTTCTACTGCCATTTGAAAATTGTTTACTAAAATCTTTGAGGCTTCACTTGGCTTACCATTCCAAATAACATCACCATCTGCTGTAATAGTCAACACCGCGTTATCCTTTGCAGAATTGAATTGTATACTGTTGTTTGGAACAAATCGTCCTGCTTGATATCCTATAGCAGTGTTATAAGATCCAGAAGTAATATTATATGCTGCAACTGATTGTGCACCAAAACCCATTAGTTGTGTATCGCTTGCCCAATCAAACTTAACAGGTTTAATCTTTTCTGTAGTTCGGAGACTTATAGTTGCCTTTGCCCGGTATTGTATTCCTAATGCCGCCGATTGGATCTTCGACGTCACCCAACTTACGTGGTATAAGATGGATATGAGGCCAGTTGATAGTTTGACCAGCAGCTTGGCCTTGATTAATGCCAATATTGTAACCGTCCCATTCTCCGGCTTCCACCATTCTTTTACCTTCGCTAATAGCATCTTCAAACGCATCTTTTAATACTCCTATTGTATTATATTTAGGCACAAACAATAAATGACCTTTAGTAACAGGATATTTGTCCTTGTATACTATTACATGAAAATCGTCCCTATATACATCAGTCCAAGGAACATTGGCCCATTCAATATGATCTGGACCATCAAAAATCTTATTCACGACCAGCCTTTGCCTTCAAATATGATTCGTTATGAATCCAGTTATTATTAACTAGAAATCCCCATTCCCGCTTTTTTGGTCCCGGCATAAACAATGTCCAAGGAGTAACACCTTCTTTTAATTCAATACGATGATAACTTGTTGGTTTACAAATACGAAAATGTCCAGGGCCACGCCAATGACGAATTTCGCCAATCATTTCTTTTTTGCTATTAAACTTTGGGATCCATTCATAATATCCACCTGCTAAAATAAATGTAGCATAGGACCAAGGATGATCGTGAACATCGCCAGGATCGCCTGTATGGAATTTATGTAAAAATACATTAAATGGAAAACGATCTCGATCTTTTAAGAACAAGTAATAACGAGTCAACAAAGGCTGATTACTTTGTCGGTCCATAATGATACGTTTACGGCCAATTTTATCTAGAAAGTTTAAAAAAAAGTTCATTTTGTTAAATTACTTCGTTGTTTAATAAGTTCTAATACTGCCGGATCGTTTGATTGATCTTGCGTTGGTGCAAATAATGCACGTGGGCGAGTATCTACACCTTTGGCAGGATCAGTCAAATAATATACTGCCATACTTCTACGATATACGTTATCGGGACAGGTCAAGTCATCTGGTAGCCCGTGCCAAGAATGTTGGGTGGTATCAAATAGAACTGCACGATTAAATTTATTTTCTACAGTATAAACACATTCTAAAGGCTGATTGGTTATCTCATTATGGCTCCATAGTTCCAACCCACCTTTCCATTCAGGCTTCCAATCGGGTGTCATATAAACAATCAAATTATAATGACGTTCTAGTTTTAGTTTAGGATGAATACTATAGTCGAGATGTACATTTAACTTGCCGCCTTTGTGATGAGCGTGCCAGCCGCCCCCGTGAAGACCTATGTCAGTTTTAATATTATAAACACCAACAACTGGTTCAATAATATTAAGAAATTCTTGACTATTTAAATATGTAAATGCTTGATAAGTAGCTGCTGGAAATCGATCCCAATGATTACACGCTTTCTTATCTTCAATAGGATTTTGATAATGTGTAGTCCACACAGTACTTTCGTAACTTGGAAAATCTGCAACTAATTGTTTTGCAATATCATCTTTCCAAAAATTATCAATGATAATATGGTTAAATGGTTTAGCGTTTATAAATTGGGCCGCCAACTCACCCCAGTTTTGATCATTGATAAATTTGTTCATTTAATATTTTTTAATAGTTCAGTGGCACTAAAGAAATGTTTTGTCAAATCTTGTGCTTGTTTATGTAATTGCGGTAGCCTCTTTTCATAGTGTGTCATTGTGACAATAATGTGATGACACAATTCTTGTCTATGAATTAGATAACTATCCCAACTTTCCGTCCATTCACTAGGATATTTAAATCCGTCATAATACATTTCTGTATAACTCAAACGATCTGGTACCATAGGAATGGCATCTACTAATGCACCTTCATAACAACTGATGCCAAGTGTTTCCTGCAAATTTGCACTGAATACAATCTTGGCACGACCCAACAACTTGTGATATTCATGTTTGTCCAATTGTGTATCTTGACAAACAATAAATTCATATTGAGGTAACTGTTTGGCCAAATCACAAAAAATCTCAACTTGCTTTTCTGGTGCAATACGATGTGGAAACAAAATCAGATCACGCTTGGGATTAGTATTATAGTTCTCCAATGTATCAATCATATACTCCATTGGCCAGCCTGTGAGTACAACTTTGTCAACGCCCATTGCACGAAAGTGTTCAGACGGACCGTCTACTCCAAACAAGTTCTTAAAGAACATGTCAATATGGAATTCGGTAGCAAAGTAGTTATGATCAATAGCATGAAAGAAACTTTTCTCAGCATGTCTAACCCAAGGTTTATTGCCAACAAGCCGTCCCAAAAAGTCTTGTGGATCATAACTGCCGGCGTGCCACAATGCGTGAATGGTTACAGGAATCTGCAACAGTTCACTCATATACTTTAAATTTACAATTCCTGGATGCCACGCATCAGTAAACAAAAAGTGATCCCCAGCATTAATGGATCCCTCGCAAAAAAGTCTGCTAATCTGTTCAACTTGAGCAGCCTTGTATATATTGGTGCCACCAAAGTTGAGAAAAGCTCCTGGCGTAGTTGCTGGAGGAATATCTCCAGGTCCTGAAATAACTCGAACATTGTGTCCTGCCTTTGAAAGTAGATTAGGTACATGAGACTTCCATTGTCCCGTGTACCTAGTGCTAACACTTTCTAGGTCAACTAGAAAGATATTTGCCATTTATGCCTCTTGACGTGCTCGCGATTCCCGACGTGCTTTACGCTCAAGATACTCTTGCTCCTGTTGGAAGCGACGGTAGTCTGGACTACGATACATATCCTTCTCATCAAATTTGATTAAGTTGAATCGGCAATAGTCCAACCAACGATCCAAGTCGTCGAAAATACGCTCGACTTCTGGTTTCATTTTAAGAGTTTTTTGAATGTAATTTGGCTGTGCCATATAGTTTCCTGTTGTTTAACAAAATATTTAAGGTTTATATTCAACAATACCATCAGACTCGCCATCCTCAGATACTGTCACTTCATAATATCTTTCACCATATTTAGGTAAAAGATGATTTTTCAAAATGTCTGTAGCAATCATTTCACAACTTTTATGATCCTGATTACCCGACTTAATGAAATCTTGCAAAGCCCATTTAACTAGAAAAAATTCTAGTTCACGATCTAAATGAGTTACTGAAATTTTTACTTCTATTTTAAATATATGACGATGCAGATTTTCCAAAAATTCAATTCTTGGATCAATAGCACTTGCATTGGGATAAAAATGAAATCCTTCAAATTCTGTACGAACTTTAATAAAGGTCATTTCTGATGGTCGAATATCTTGTTTAATTATCATATGCAAATAAATTTTGAAAGGTTGAATTAGTCATTGCTAGTAGTTTTTCCATTTGCCCATCAGCTAGTCTAAAATCAAGCTCTAGGCGATTTTTTTTCGTTTTTTCAAAATAACCCCAGTAGCCCTCGTATGGTGTATATTCCAGACTAGGATTATTTTTAATCAAAATTCTTGCGTGTTCATATGCTTCTTGAATCAGTTCTTGAATTTGTGGCTGATCAAAATCACATAAGTCTATAGCAATAATAACATCATTATCATTTGTTGTAAATCTTAATTGTTTTTGAATTTTTTTGAAAATTGGCGAAAGCGGATATGGAGTTGAAATAATATCTTCTGGACGCATTGCTGAAACTGTTTGTGCACTAGTTGCTGTGCCTTTTCGACATTTAACTTCCCAACCAATTTCAGGAATATCGCATCCAGCACCTCTGTTAATTGAAATGCCAATTTTATCTTCTAATAAATCTTCACAAGCTCTTCCAGAATCGCCTCCAAGATTGCTTGGCAATTGTCTGCCAAGCAAATGGTGCTTGATAATATTAAGGAGCAGTGTTTCCGTAGGCGTAATCATAGTGTAGTATCTTGTGTATATTGATCCCAGTAAGTATATTTGTCCTTACTCATTAGATCGTGTAATTGATGTGTCCAAACACCAGAATTAGTTTTACCCCAAGTGAGGTCGTCTAATTTAAGTGTTGCATTATAGTTAAGTTGTCTAATATATGGAAGTTTGCAACTAATCATTGGCACAAACTTATTATATTCATTCCATCCGCCTTCTAAGACACCCTCGATGTGTTTGATATCAAAGTCTAATGTGACCCAATAGTCTGTATTCAAACAGCCCATGATAACTTCATCCCACGGTTTGTATGAATCATAACAATTAGATTCCAAAATATGTGCTGGATTAAAACTTTGACTTGTTCCAAAGTAAATGTGTTTAATTTCAATATCTCGATTTGCTTGTTGCAAAATTTCCTCTAGCGGAGGAGTTCCTACAACAAATAAAGTTTTCATACCGTGACAAACTGTATGTTCAACTTCATAACCTGTAAAATAAACGACGTTTTGTCGTTGTTCAGTGTTTAGTCCCATTTAATGTAACCCCGGCTGTAACCGCTTGGACGATCCGCACCATCCGCAAACGCTTGTTGCCACTCTGTATTACGATTATACGCTTGAGTCCAAAAGTTGTCAACATTTAAATGACCCCTTTCTATCCAAAACTTTGCGTACTCCATACATTTGATAAACTTCTTAGTTCGTGGACTTGGCTTAATAGTAGTAACAGCTTTCCAAAGTTGTTGCTGTGCTTCTTTGTGACTAACTGCTTTGCCCACTGCATCAATAATTAATGCATTATTATTTAGGTTTATCTCTGTACCTAATTCGTATTTTCCAGAAAGATCAATTACAATATCATAACTGTCGCTAGGAGCCATTAATAGTTTGTCACTCCATAGATCTTGATTACTACTTCCGAGTACATCAATTTCAAAATTATAACAATCTAGCTTTAGTGTGTTGTACGCTACCCACGCTAAAAACCCACTTCCGAGAATTAATAACTTACCTTTGCGTTTTGCAAGTTCTTCATCAGCTTGTTTAACTACATTAATGCCACACGCAACTGGCTCTAAAATATAACGTGGGTGATCTTCTGGAACAACTACGAACTCTTTATCACGTACATTATAACTATCAGCATAAGCAGGTTCACCACGAGTGGCAACATAATCACCTATTTTAACGTGATTAATATTTGCACCAATTGCAGTAACTTGACCGAGTCCTTCGTGTCCTTGCATATGAAGTGGTAGTGGACCAAAGTCCCCTTTCATCATATCAATGTCACTACGACAAACGCCAGTCATAACACTACGCACACAGATTTCATCATCTGCTAATGGAGGCAATGTATACTCAGTTTCTAAGAATTCGCCAGTACCTGTTGTTTGCAATACTCTATTCATAATGATTCAATTTGTTTGTGTATCCAAAAGTCTTGTGCAAGTTGACTAAGCCAAAACTCGTTGTTATTTAGGTTTTTAACAGCAGTCTCTACCATTTCTTTATATGCTTCTTCTGGACATAGACCTAGTTCAAATCTAACAGCACTATTTTTCATATCAAAACTAATACTGGAATCATCTACAAGATCATCTTTCCAATTTGCAGTTAAAATCCAACGAGTTTTTCCTTGCAAAAATTCAATTTTACAATAATCATCCACGTCATACACCCCTTCGGGATTAACTGTTCCGTAATCTGTACTGGTTATTTCTGACAATAAATGATTCTGAATGGCCACTGCATCTTGTTTAGTACCAGATTTGAAGTCAGTTAGTCTACAGTAATAACTTAGCATATGTGGCAGCAAGTCTCTGCTAACACCGCCAAATGATAATTCTTTATTGGTAAACCAACTACCTGGACTGGGAATACGATTTTTATTATTCCAACGAATTGTAACAGTATTTGATTGATCTGTCAACAGTTGAAATTGCTTAATTGTATCTCGATATTGATTATTTTTAACCATCATAAATCGAGTGTCAGGAAAGTCCTTATGCAGTTGATACCAACTTTGACTATCCTTAACACCTGGCTTTTCAATCAATACAATCTTACATTTATCAGCAATCGCTCTTGCAATAGATTCGTGTGTAAAATTTGGAGTACAAATTACAGCGATGTCATATTCACCTGTAACTACGCTAACATCTGTGTATGTGGCATTCTTTTCAGTATTTGCATCCACTGTATCAATATCATAACCTAGGCTAGAAAACACGGAATGGTACAATTGTCCTATTCCCATACCAACAATTAAACTTTTCATTCTTGGAATCTTTTTAAGTAAGTGTCTCTAATTGCCCGTGCATCGTGTAGGGCATTGTGTGGCACTGCTGAATCATAATCAATATGCAAATCTAATTCAAAACTAATCTTAGATTTGATATTAATCATCTGACCTGGGCCGACGATTAGTGACTCACAGAAATATCTAATGTCATCTGGCCAGTCGGCAATAATAGTGCAGTCACCTACACTATGCAAGAAGTTTGCAAGGTCAATTTGAAACTGAGAATTTAAACAAGGGACTGTATTCAAATGCGGAATAACATTTTCCTTCACCCAAGGGTGCAGTTGATCCTTCATTTCAATTTCTCGATAGAATTCGAGAATAGATGGATCTTCTGGAACAAGTGCTAACGATATCAATTTTCCACCAAACCCGTTAAATTCTGTATCTAAAAATAATCTTTTCATTCCTCTGTTTTCTTTTTGCGTTTTGGTTTGGTTTCTATTACAGGAAGAAAACTTTCTGATTTTAGAATCGCTGCACGAACATCACGTAATAATGCTTCATCATCCCAATCTAATTTAGTAGTACCATCTGAAAATGTAGTAACAGTTAAATGACTGCCTTTTACTACTCCGCTTGGATCGAATTCAGTAATCAATTCTTCTGTACGATTTTCAATCTTAGACTTACGTTTAACTGGCAGTTTCTCAACCACTTCAGTTAGTGTTTTTGTTTTTCTAGTTGCCATTATTCTTCTCCTAATGTATCTTCTAAATCAGTAAGTTTATCTTCATCTAACAAGGGCATAGCGAATACATCAGATACACTTTTATCTATCACAACTTCTTCAGTATCAAATAAGTTAAAGAATGTATTACGTGCCATACCATCTTGACTACGTGTTCCTTCTAATGCGCGAATAAATGTAATACCATCTTCAATCATTTCAAATGCTTCTGCCTTTGTTTTTGTATTGAACAGATCTTCAATGAAGTTAGCAAAATACAAAATATTACGTGGAACCCAATCGCTATATTGATCAAAACTGTTATCGCCAGATTTTACAGCACGCCAAGCACGCCAATTAATTTTACCTTTTGACTTAGCAATTTCGATATCCATTAATTGATTAGCACGTTGTACACTTGTAATATGACTGTTAACATTATGTCCCATCATTAATGCGTAACTAAAACTATCCCAGGAAGTTTTGCCCTCTTTACCAATCTTATTCAACATTCCTGGCTTGTACCAGCAAATGTCTCCCATTGTCAAGCGGCTTCCGAATTCAGTCGTCCACGGGAACGGAATGTCCGATCCTGAAAGTGCTTTGTTGTCTGGGGCTTTTTCCATAATAGTACTCCAACGTTTCGTTGAGTGCTGTGGGTTTGTGTAGACAAGTCCGTGTGCTGTTGCGATAAACGGTGAGGCGCAATCAAAAGAGATGGTAATTTCTTCATTAATATGTTTCCTAATTTGTCGTTGAATTAAAGTCAAATAGCAAGACCAGTCTAATTGAGCAGTGCCCAAAAAGTGCATCCAGTTCTTACCCTCCAGCATTCCGTCGTCTCTCATAGTCATAAGACGTTTGAGTGTGACATCCATCATGCTCATATTAGCGCCACCCATTGCCCACCCTTCGGCTGCTTTGTCGCCCCACACTGCGGGATCGCTAAATTCTTTAACACCTTGATACCACTGTTCAGCACGTTCCCAATCGCCACCTTGTAGCACATTAAGGAACTTGGTCTGACCCATACGGTTCTTTAGGAAATACTCATTGTTGAATTTTGTTTTGTCCAAACAATCTTCAAAAGTCTTTAGTCCAGTTTTAGGACTATGATTATGGTCACACGCCCACGTGGGAACGTCCAACATCATACTCCAGTCAGCGGTAACTTCCAACCACTCTAAAATACTTTTACGAACTTTGTTTGCATTAGGACCTTCAAAGTCTAACCAGTCAAATTTAAGAACACCTTTACCAATTTGGAATCCGCCTGAGTCGCCTAGTATCAAAGTGTTATTGCGATCTCTATCTTGAATCATTGATTCTTGTGTTAGACTCTTGGTAAGATCCAATTGTGCGTGACCGGCTGAATACAACCCATACTTATAAGTAAAATACCCTTCTTCTGCATTAAGAAAATTCATACCTTCAATGCCACGATCAAATTCTGCAGGCAGTCGATCCTTAGGTACATATTCGCCTAGCCGTTGTTTAGACACATAAGTGCTATAAAAAGTACTAATAGCAGGTAAGTATACAGAATAATCTTTCTGTAATGGGGTTAAATTAACTGGTGGCTTTTTCATTATGCTTGTGCTGGAATAATATATTTGTAGGTAGCAATGCCACTATCCAAAGTAATTTGCATAGCACCTTCATTACTAAAACTAATTTTAGCATTGTTAGCATCTGCAATTTTTAGAATAGCCAATACTGGATTTACAGGCCAAGTCCAAGCCTTAGTCAATTTACCAGTGACGCCCGTGGAAAATACAAATTCACCTGCGTGGCTACTTTGGTCACCAAATGTAAACAACAATTTGTCACTATCAGTTTTAGCCAAGAATGTTGTATGCTCTGTATTAGCACCTGCTTGGAATTGAAAACGCTGTACAGCATTAACAGTGGGTTCAACTTCAACGTGCCAATTAACTCCGCGGAATTTAACTGTCTTAAGTTTTTCGTTAATGATATCGCTATTCATAAAACGATAATCGTTTTTAAAATCGCCGTCTTTGTTTTCAAAATGTAAACCAACTGGAACATTTGCTCCATTACGATTGGCTGTAACTAAGTCGATCTTTGCATCTTCCTGATATTCCTTGCCTTCTACCAAGTAGCGTAGTTTTTCCAACTGTGGCATACCAAATGTTCCAATTAGTTGTGGATATGGATTGGTAGTTTCCGCATACATAATAACGCTTCGGTCTTCAGCCATTGAATCAATCAATGTTTTGTCAACTTCTCCTGTAATCTTAACAATGTTAAGAAAGCCAAGTTTGTTAGTGTGTGCTACGATGTCTTTTAATAAGTCTTGCATAAATTATTTCCTTTGTATTAGTATATTTAGATCTAGATGTATAGTCAATGATTATTTTAATCAAAAACTGAATAAATTGTTGAACGTGTTACTTTGCGTTGTACTGTCAAGATCATAGTCCAACACACCAATAAGATTTTTAATTTTATTGTTGATAATAACAGCTTCCATTTCAGCATGGTCAAATGGCAATTCTTGAAACCATTTTGGTAATCGCATTTCATCTACGGGGTATGCAATACTTGTATAACCCAATGGATTTGCCTTTACCTTACAAACAATAACTTTCATACCATCAACAATGCCCATACTGTATTTGTCACCATTCATACGTTTTAATGTATTCCAGTTAATAGCAGCACGAACGTGTCCTGGCATATTAGCCTTGCCTGCTTTCTTTTCTTTTTCCTCGTACTCCGCAATGTTGTTAGCACGTTTTGGACTACCCTTTTCCCACCCTGGTCTAGATTTGAACTGAGTACGGAATTCAGTAATCATTTCTAGAATCTCTTTTTCCTCGGCGTTGTTAAGCACCCTAGTTAAAACTTCTTCTAAAAACTTTTGCATAAATTCTGGAGTATCACTGCGCTTCAAATCCAAACCCATTGCTTTGATTTTTCCAGTCTTTCCATCAATGTCACTGCGTTTGCCTTCCTTGTCATAATACAAAACTGCATAACGTTTCTTAGTAATGAACAAGCCTTTGATAGCAACAATTTCTCGACCAGCCTTAATAACTTCTCCACGTGACTTTGGACAGTGATATGCTTCTACCATATACTGTGGAAATGTTGAATTAACATTATCGGCAATTGTATCATACAGTTGTACTACCGTATTTTTATCCCACGGAATTTGTCCCTTATTGATTTCATTCTTTAAAGAACTGTATGCACTAAAATATGCACTATCAGTATCGCCGTATATAATACTCTTACCCACGTGATCATAATCGCCAGTTATTACCTCGTTGATTTTAGCAGCCATATGTCTTGCAATTCCACGTCCTGTGAGCGTGGTTGACTGACCAATACGATTATCGAAAAACCTACAGCCAGCGTTAAGTATAGCACCATATAGACTATTGAGATTAATCTTCTTAACCAACTGTCTTTTGTCCCAGTATTCTTCTTCAATTTTATTCTCCGCTTTAATAGCATCTTTAAGTTTGGCCTGCATTTCTTTACGTTCGCTATACCAACGCTTTAGTAATCCAGGAATAATACCTTCTGTTTCGTGCGTAAAGATTGTACCATTTGCACTTAGCATCCAAGGCTTGCCGCTATCAAATATCAAAGTATATATTTGTGCGCCACTCATAACATCAGTTTCGCCATTTTCCCAATCGATGATAATGTCATTAGCGCGATCCATATTCATAACGAATTCGTATTCGTTACTACCAAACTTACCTTCCCACGCTTCAGCAAACTTGCCGCCATTTTTTGCCATCTTGGAATCAATTTCTTCTTGCGTATATGTTTGACGCAATTGTCCCACAATAGTTTCTGGACCCATATTGAGTGCTCGAATTACTGATGGATATAGGCTGTTAATGTCCATTGATCCAATCCAATCGTGAAGCCCTTTCTTGGGATATGCAACATACGCACCAGCAGCCTGTGTGTTAAGGTCTTCATCACGGGTTGGTCGACTTGGGACAATCAATCCTCTATGATGTGCTTCGATAACAATGGCCTGTTCGGTAACTGCTACCGCTCCCATAATGGTTGGCAACAATACAGTATTTTCGTGAGCCAGTGTAATTGCAATGTCGATGAATTTAAGTTTCTTATCCAACTTGTCTAGAAGTGCAGTATCCTGTCTGTTGTATTCAATAAACTTTCTAAAGTCATTGTTATACAGTTGATCCAGTGTGCCTTCGTAAACTGTTTTAGTTTCACCTAATTCATATTCCGCAATAGCATCCAATCTGTATGAGTGTCGTTCTTCATAGGTATACTTGCGGTACAACTCGAGACTGTCCAAATGAATGCGACCAATAAGGTCATAAGTAACTGCCTTCTTTCCATATTTTTCGTACTCTCTCTTTTTTGGAAATTGATTCCACAAACACATTCTGCGTGTATCTTCTTTGCTTAGAACTTTAATGATACGATTTACTGTATAGGGAATATCATAACCCTCACTATTCCAACCACTTAATATGTCTGCATCTTGTATGAGATCCAAAAACATATCTAACATTTCGTGTTCAGTTTCAACTAATATTGTGTTGGGGAAATCTTTGATCTGTTCCTGTGCTTGCGCCATTGTCAGTGTCTTGGGAGGCACTGCAATACATACAAGTGTATCTAACCATTGTAGGTGAACCGCAATCGCAGTAATTGGCATGAAAGCATCTTCAGGAGTGCTATAGCCACGTTCTGGATCAAAGTCCACCTCAATGTCGAAAAACGCTACATTTAGTTTTGGAGCATCCTTGCCTAGATAGTTTTCTTCTAGACAACGGAATACTGGATTCATATCACTTTCGTATAATTTGTGACTTGAGTGAATACGTTGTTCTTTAACGATTTCTTTCCAACTACGGGCAGTAACCTTGTTTAAGTTTTCGCCGTAAATTGATTTGTACTTACCCCGTTGATCAGGATAATAGAACATATACTTTGCTGGGTACTCTTGATAAAGTCTACCCTTTTTAGGATCTCTTTCAACGACATAGATAATGTCCTTCTCACGATCCCATCGTGAATCTACATAACTCATATTTTTCCTCCTTATGTAATTTACGGCTTACACATACCAATGTGATCATTTGTGGCTGATCTAACCTTATTCATAAATTATTTAGCATCCTAATTAGTCCAATACTGTCTATTGTAACTAGCAGAGAGGCATTAGCCAACATACCAAAAGATTTGCGGCTATAAGCAGCCCAAGCGTACATAGCACACTGGCAAATAAAAATAGGATAAAGTATGATAAGAGGCGGATTTGGAACTGTGAGCGCCATAGCAATCGCACATCCGATACTAAGTGCCCAAGCCGTAGTTTCAATGATAAACCGAAGAGGGTATGCTCTATAGTCATCTTTAATCCATTTCAGAATATTAGTTACAATATTATTCATCAGTACGACGATGTGAATGTCCGCTGATATCCACAATAGTCTCCAAGTCGTCAAATTCTTTCCAAACGCTGTCCCATTGATCTTTTTGTGCAATACGAATTGCTTTTTTAATCACACTGGGTTTAACTTCCAATTCTTCAGCAATGGCCTTGATTGTTTCGTTTAGACCTTCTTGTAAGTCGCTGATCTCTTGCATAACGGTCATACCTTCTGCAACAATTTGTTTAATTTTGGCCTGTTCAGGCGCTCCAAATGCTTTACTCATAAAAAATCTCCTTGTCAGTAAGTATATACTGTACAAGGAGATAAGTCAAAAGTATTTTACTCGCAATGCCATTTACGAAGACTTTTGTTTATGCGACTGTTTGGATCTCTCTTAGTTTTGGCTCCAGTACGATGTTTCTTCATACCTTTCATACGAGCACAGAAACTCTTACGGCGTTTACTGGCCTTACTACCTTTTTTCAACTTACTAGGTTTGGTAGTTACAGCAGTTTTCAATTTGCTACCAGGATGGCTACGACGATAACTGGCCACCCCCTTTTTATTTAGGCCACCGTTTTTATTTTTACCACTTGATTTTTGCCAGGCTTCGGCTTCGCTGAGTAATTCTTCATCATCTACAGTTTCTAAATCTTCCCAAATTAAATCACTGTCAACACCGTGTTGTTCAGCCCAATAGTCTACCATTGATTCAATTATATCAAATTGACTTTCTAAAATGGTGTCTTCAATAATAAATTCAATTGCTCTCATTTTTTCTTTGCCCTTCCTGCTTTCATATTGGCCAACCAATGTGCCATACGTTGCTTTTCACCCGAACTGTGTTTAGCAGTTTTGCGTAGACTACTGACACTAGCTTTGGTATTTACACCACTGCGTTTGGCAAGACCTTTGCGTCCAGGATGTTTACCATCAGCGAAGTTTTCATTAGTGCGTCCGTATTCACTGGCTTCGCCTTCTAAACTAACGTGCCACGCATAAAATTTAGTTTGCGGATATTCTTTTTTCAATTCCATAAAACTAACTAAATTGGGTTTAGCGTCGTCATACATAATTGCTTTTGTATATTTTCCTTGATTCAAAAGATTGCGGATGATGATCTTTTTCTTTTCTTCAGTTTGCATTTTGCCAGTCATATTGCCAGCACGGTAAACGTGAACCTTACTCATATCCACACCATACTTACGGAATGTATCTAAAAATAATTCTCGATCATCAAAATCTGCACGGGCAGTTACCATAACAACTTTATTGCCTGTAGCAATATCTTGTTTAAGTTGATTAAGCATTGGGATGATTGGTTTTGATTTTTCAAAGAATTCTTGAGCACTTCTAAAATCACCAAAATCAAATTCTTCGCCAGGTTGTAGTTTGTAATGTGTGAAGTCGTGGCTGTTGAGACTTTTGATTACCTTGCCGTCACGAATCACGTGAACTTTAGTTTGTGTATGGACAAGTGTATCGTCAATGTCGAATATCACTAACTTACTGGGAAGGAAATCATTGGCTCTCATAAATTGAATGCTTTTAAATTCTTTTCAATTTGTCCAGGACGAACATCCTTAGTCAAACTCATTGAATAACGTGGATCTTTAGCTTGCTTTTTAGTAGCAATTACACCCGATGCATCTTCCATTGGTTGATCTTTTAAAAATGTATCAGCATACTTTTTACAAATATCCTTAATGCGTTCGTCGCCAGTTTCTTCTAATGTATATTCATTATGTTCATTGTGTTGGCTAGGATCAATATATCCGCAGTAGACTTTTCTAACCATACTGTTGTTGATGAGATCGGTACAACTTTCTCCATATCGTTCATTGGCCATATCAGTATCATCTTCATTACAGGGACTTAGCGTAGTAATGATAATGCTGCCTTCTGGAACTTCTCCATACTGTTCAACATAGTTGTCCATTGCTACTCGTTCAGCGTGTCTACGAGTCCCGTCACCCTTGGCGGTGTTGATACCGTAGACTACATTATGATCAGGATCTAATATGCAGGCCGCAACCATTCCATACTGATCTGGGTCAGTTTGTTTGCCTTCGAAAATCAATCTGCAAAGTTTTACAAGATACTGATCGAGGTGTTTACGACCGTGTATCTTGTAATCTTTTTCAGTAAACTCTGAGAATTTCATTACTTTTTCTTACTAGGATTCTTTGCACCATAACTAGCAGCCACTGCCATTTGACGACGCTTTTCTTTTGTCTTGCCCTTGAATTGTGGAGCATTGGATTTTTCAAAATCTTTGATCCAAACATCAACTGGTGCATTCTTAGGAATCTTTTCATCTAGCTTGGCTTGCAACTCAGCCATATAACCGTCTTCCTGCTTCAATGCCTGTGCTTTGACCATTTTACGGATAAGTGCCTTATCTTCTTTTTCATCAGGATGACTATCTTCGCCCATATCGTGTTCGTCGTCAACAGCATTGAACACTGCATCTAAGTAATCAGCAGCCTTAGTGACTTTGCTTTGTTGCCAAGGTTCCAATGTATCGCCTTGTGCCTGCATTGCTTTTACTGCACGGCGCAGTTTAGCAGCGTGTTTGACTAGGCTTTTCAATTGACTTGTAGTCATACCGTTGGCTTCGTCATTGTACCAATCTGGATTTTCGTGTACGCTGTCATCGTGTCCTGCACCAGTGTAACGGCTGGTGTCTTTACTGCCAGAGGCATATGCACCTTGTCCCCACCCACCGCTTGCTGTTGAGTGATCTTCCATGTGTTTAGGTTTTTTGCCTTGCTTCTTTATGTTGATTGCAATAGCAGCCTGCTGTGCAGCATTGGCCGCCTCATTGGTATTAGGCACACAGTTGCGCACCTGTCCACCATTCTTGCCCTTCTTAGTACCAGCAGCGTGGTGTCCTGGCCAGCATTTGGTAAAACCGTTTGAATCCTTAGCACCTTTCTTGATCTCGCTAAGATTACCGTGTGTTTGGCACATACCACAATCAGGACATACACTTTCCATTGTCATATCTTCATTATGTTTCTTCTTGCCAGCACAGTGAGCCTTTTGACTAAAACCTTTTGGATGACTACAGTTGATACTGCTCTTATATTTTTGGCTCCACTCTTCCGCCACACCTTGCTCTTTGATATTTTTATTCTTTTTCTTAGCAGCCAAGTGATTCAAGTAAGCAGCCTTTTGCTTTTCTGG